CCACAGATCGAGTTGGCTGTAGACGTCCGGTGCCATCGTGTTGGTGTCGGTCAGGTTGCCGATGTACGTTCCGAGCCGAGGAGACGTATTGGTGTTGCCTATGTCCTCGCCACTGCCAGAGATGTGGATCCCTTCGCCGTTCACTACCGCGAGCGAACTGCTGGCCGTATTGGCTGACCTCCACACCTTGCCATCGCCCAGCGTCCAATCGTCGTCAGTGTTGATGGTGAGATTTGCGTCGGTGGTGAAGTCGTGCTCGTAGGCAGCGACGAGCCCAGCACCGCCGCCGATACCAAGCGGGATGTCATCAATCCGAGCTGCCCCGTCCGCTTCGGTCGAGCGCCCAAGGTTCTGGATCTTGCATGCCCCCATGTCCAGGGGGAGCGGTCGAGGTCCGTAGCGCGTCCCGCTTGCCACCGCTAGTCACCAGTGACCATGACGCTGAATTGTGCTCCGGTTACCGCGTGAGAACCGCACAGAAAATAGAGAACGATTGCAGACCCGGACGTGATCGCCACCGTGCTTCTGACTTCAGTCACGTAGGGGGCAGCGTCAGTGTAGATTGGGGTGGCGTGTGATGTGCGTACATTGGTGAACCCAGGAATGGTTATCGTCACCGAGGCTACTGCGCCAGGCGTTGCCAAATCGATTCCCTCAAGCCTGAACGACAGAATTTTGTGCGTGGTTGCCGGGAAGTTCATCTCGTGCGCGTTGGTGATGGTGCCGACTCCGGGAGTGATGCCGGTGGTGACAGCAGCGCTCAACGTTCCGAGGTCCAGGGCCCACGGTGTCCACCACGCCACATCAGTCGGCGTATGCCCCCATCCTGCTTGGATGCATCGGTAGTAGAGACCGTTCGTTGCGTACCGGATCAGGTCGCCGACCGCGTACACCCATCCCGAGTCCCACGTGCGGACGCCAACGACGGTTGCCAGCTTGACCCGCAAAAAGTCCAGGTAGTCGAGACATACCTTGTATGCTTGGGCCACCGATGATGCATTGAGGGTGTCACCATCGGCCGGCAGGTTTCCGATCGGTGCGGCAGCGAAGCTTGGCAGCGCAGAAGGCGGCTGCGTCTGGGTCATGTCTCCTGTGTACTGAGTTGCCATTTGTTCACTCCGGGTCGATGAAACGGGCACCATTGGTGCCCCAGTTGAGATCTGCCTGCCCCCACTCCGTCGTGTATGGGTACCCCCACACGATCGCGGTACTCGGGACTATGGCGGCGCCGCAATACTGCGCAGATCCTGACTTCCAGCGCTTGCATATGCCGTTGAGTCGCGATCTGGCCGGGCATTCCACGTTGGTCAGCGAAGCGACATCCTCGAGAAAGACCAACATCCACTTCGAGTAGAACTGATCGCGAGCATCAAGCGTCCAGCCGGTCAGCGTCCCGCTCACGGTGCCATCGAGACTCTTTCTGTTTATGCACACCGAAGGCGTCCCCACTGGGTCAAGGACTCCACCAGAGAGCAGGATGTAGATCTTCCCGACGTGGTTCACCAAGAAACAACCGTCGGTCCAGTATGGAGGGCCAGACATCTCGACCGGGAATCCAGCGATCTTGAGCTGGCGAAGGATCCCGAGCACCGATCCGGCGCCGGCTCCGTCATCCGGATCTTGCCCCCACGTTAGCCACGCATTCTTGAGGCGGGCAGCGTAGGTAGCGTTCGATTCGTCCGATACGGTTGGGTCCGTCCCACCCCTCGGAAGCATGCGATCGTCTCCCTGGCGGTCGAGCGCATCGGAGTACCCGAGGGCCACCGCGCCGCCTGGATTGCGCACACGGTACGCCGTCTCCATCAGCAGGTTCTGCGAGTCGATCACCTTTCCGATCGACGCCCAAAACTTCTGCCACCACGGCCCGTGCGACCAGTCGGGCCCGAAGACCATGGACTGCAGGAACTGCTCGTACCCCATCAGGGAACCTCGTACCAGGTCAGTGCATCGGTTCCGCTTGCGCTGGCAGCCGGTACTTCGTCCGGGTCGAGCTCGAGGTCAACGTCTGTCCCACCAGCATTGATGGCAAGCTCAGAGGAGTTGAAGACGCCAAGGTCTTCGAGAATCTGGTCCAGCTTCGAGACGCGGACAATCCCACCTGGCATCTCGCCACCGATGGGAACGCCAGACAGGTACGAGTTCCACGACGTCTTTGCCGCCGCTTTGACCTCGGTCATCTGCGACCGCTTCACCCAGACCTTGCCAGTCAGGTTGATCGTCACCGACGTTGCAGCGTCGACGGCAGCATACTCGATATCCACGCTTCGTTTGTCGATGTAGGATTGGATGGCCACAACCGTCGAAGCCTCGGCCGTACCACGCGCATCCGAGACATAGACGTTGACCACGCCGGCAACCGCGGTGCTCGGGTGGGTGGCGACGCGGTTCACGCCAAGCGATTCCTCGATGCTGCACTGGCGAGCCCAGGCGGCGTACTTCCCCTCGGTCGGAATCGCGGATAGCGCTGGCCACATGTCGCGACAGCGCTGCGCCAGAGTCGCGAGTAGCTCCTGGTCAGCACCCATCTGGATCGTTGGCTGTCCCGGAGTCGACACATACCAGACGTCCCCGGCGATGAAACTGTTCGTCCCTGCGGATCCGTCAGCGAAAGTCAGCGTGATGTCCCCGTCCGCATGGGTAGCGGTCACGTCGTACGGACCAGAGGTTACCGGGGTCCCAGCCGTGAACACGGTCAGCGTGAACCTCGCCACTGGGGCGCCAGTGCCGTCGATGCGGCCCGACTGCGCTATCGTCACCTTCAGCGTGCGCGCCGGGGAAGGCATGCCGGTAGCAGACGGCACGATGGTTCCCGTCCCAGTCCACGACGTGACAGGCGTCGAGAACTGCGTTGTCGCGTCGACAACCGAGACCCCTGGAAGCGGCGTCGTCAGCTGGTCGATTGTCCCCGTCGCGTCGATGATGAGTCCCGGCGACTCGGCCTGGAAGGTCGCCGTCACGCTGCTGCCATCGGGGATGGTCACACTCGCCACGTTGACGTAGCGGTTCCCCGTCTGGCTGATGGCCTTGAGTTCACCCGCCGCGCGGGTGTACGGTCCTTGCCCGGAAGCGCACGAGAGCGTCAACGTCTTCTGCGTGAAGGTGGCCGGCGCTCGTGCGAGGTTGAAGTTCTGGGCTGCCAGCATCTCCAGCCAACCCTCGACTGGCGTCCCCTCTGGGTCCACCAACGTGCTTGCCAGGTCAAGGAATCCGCCAGAGGCGATGTAGCGGATCCATGTCTCCCGGTCGAGAATTGCCGATGCCACCATCTTGAGGATGGTTCGCGCCACCCCTCCGACATACCAGTCAGTGACGGGGAAGCCCTCGGCCTGCAAGGTCGAGAGAAGGATCGCCTCTATCGTGTCCCGATCGCGAGGGACAAGCAGATCATCAAGGGTGGCCACAGACCGATGGTAGCGCGCAGTGGCGAATGGCCTTACTTCTCATTCCGTATCACTATGGAGAATCACAGGTGTTCAAGCGGCACCGTGTATCTATTCATAGATTCACGTCAAACTTCTTGACTTTACATTGTGTTGGCGTACACGATTGATCGTGGTCCAAATGATATTGAGCTGTTCTGGGATACCAGAGGTGTCTCCAGCTCGCCACGCGTGCAAGAGGTCATTTGTTCCTGCTGCTGCTCATGGATCGCGAGCGCCAACGCATCGCTACACGTCGCTGTCTCTGCTCGACTGGCGCCCCCGGGCATCGTCGGTATCGCTCGCGGACGTGATGTCTTGGCTGGACGCCGACGATCGGGCGGTCAGGCGGCTTGAAGCAGCGATCTCCGCCATGCTTCCGCTCCCGGAGATCGACTACACCGCAGAAGACGTCGACGAGATGCCGTGCACCTGGGGCGAATGCCAGACGCGCGGGCTCGGGACCACGGAGCCATGCCCGTTCTACCGATGCCGGCATCACCTCGGCCTGAACATCTCGCCCGACGGGGAGATGAGGATCCTCATCCAGCCGGACCAGCTAGAAGAGGCCGAAGAGACGTGCTCACTCGTAGCCGCTCGTCACGCTCGGATTTCCGATGATGTCGCCGTCAAGATTGGGCTCTCGCTTGGGGGATTCGAGCTCGTGCAGCGGCACGCGTGCGCGAAGGCCAACGCGGCCATGGCTCGCGTCCGCGACGTGACCAGGGGCGCCGAGCTCGACGTCAACGGCATTCCAGACTGCCGATAACGCCTGCCTGCAGATCAGAGTAGGATCGCCACGTAGTCCTTGAGAAACAGCAGCGTGTAGAGGCTCAGTGTGGAAATGCCTCTGGGAGAGACGGCGATGGCTCAACATCCAGCGAACGAAACGACCTTGAGCCCCCGGATAGGGGAGTTCTATTCTACTGACAAGTCCTATAGCTTCGGAATCTCCGTCGCTAACGTATGGCATGGGATGACGTCTCCTGCCGTCGGAGACGTTCTGCCTGGCTCGCTGCTCGGCTGGACATTCGATCCCGGCAGGCTATGCGCCAACGTGGCCAGCGAGGCCGACGGCTCGCCTCTCCTGCGGGTCAACTGCGCCACCGCCCACGGGCTGACAGATGATGACCTCGTCATACTCGGAAGCATGAACAGCACCATGCACGACATTCCGACACGAGTCACCAGGATCAACGCGACCGACCTTCTCTGCAACGACGTGCCGTATGCCAGCAGTGCCGGGGCGTCGTCGGGGACCGTGAAGGTGCCGGCACACCTCCGCGCCGGGCCGTATTCTGATGGCATCTACGATCAGATATTCCGTATCTCCGCCACCGCGAGCCCGTCTGCCAAGCTGTTCAAATTCATCATCAGCGTCGAGACCGCCGAGGCGCCCAACACCCTGTCGACACTTGAAATCGCTGGCGCAACCGCGGTGCCGATCGCCAACGGCCCGATCGTGGTGAAGGCAGGAGACCGCGTCTGGCCCAAGGTCATGAACACGACCAACGCTACGGACATCACCGTGCTTGATTGCAACTTCAGGCTGCACCGTATCGGCTAGGTGAAGATCGCCACTGCCGACTTGATCTGCGCGTCCAGTCCAGTGACGCTCGTCTGAGCCGTGAGCTTCACCAGCGCGAGCCCTACCGGCTTCGCTACGGATCCGGTTCCCGTGACCATCTGGTAGCTCGTCGACGTCACCGTCAGCGTCGCCACCAGGGTCCCGTCGGCCACGCCGTCGGTCCCGCCGACGCGCAGGCGGAATGTCCCGGTCGCCCCTCCCATAGCCCGCACGTAGCTCGAGAACGCCACCGCAGCAGTGGTGCCGGTTATTCCCGAGAAGTCGGCCAGCACCTGCTTGAGCAGCGTCTCGGCCGCCACGTCACTGGAGTACAGGCCATCAAGGTCTGGCTGGACGGTCTGCGCGCCTCCGCCACCTCCCGACACGGACAGGATAGATGGGCCACCAGCGCCGCTCTGGCTGACCACCGTCACGGTTGTCCCGACGATTTCCCCCTGGGTAGCGGGCGCGTCGGAAGGCATGCCCTGCTTGAGCCGATCGACGGTCATGTCGTTGACCGACGCCACGAAGTCGAAGTCGCCTTCGCTGCTCTCACCTGCGATTTTGAGGATGAGCCCCATGGGTCAGTCCGGTACCGAGATTGCCTGCGTGGTCAGCGACTGCACGCGTGGATCTTTGAGCAGCTCGTTGCGCGCGCTGGCATTGATGATCGCCAGGGCTGAATCGTCGGAGGTGTCGAGGTTAAGCTGGTCCGGCAGGTTGTAGCCGTAGGCAGGATCGTCTCCGATGCTCTCCAGAGCCCCGGCCGTGCACGAGAGGCGTCGGCAAAGCGCGTTGCTCAGGTTCTCCGCCCCATGGCACAGACGGAAATTCGGGTCGAGGTCGCCCGAGACGGCGAGGTCGATGCCGAGAGGGTCTGACGTCGTTGCCATGGCTCCAGGATACCCCCTAGCCCACGCGCACCTTGGTCGATAGCAGCATGGGAAGCTGTGCCGCGGTGGCGGTCAATGACAGCGCAGCCGGGACCTGCCCCAGGCTGGTGAGCGCCGTTGCGATGGTAGTGAACGCCGCCACGAGCTGGGCCGTCTGGCTTGTCCCCTTGGCCACGAACTCGGTGGCGTTCTCCATCCCGAGCTCGATGGAAGGGCAGGAGATGATCACCCGCAGCGCGGACGCCTCTGCCGACCACAGGGCAGCGAAGGGACGGTCGGGACGGCGATCGTCCCACCCGATCTGTACCGTGCATCCTGGCGCCACCTGCACCTTGATGCCGGGCACTCCGTGGCGAAGCGGGATATCGGCCATGCTCGGCAGGCTCTCGTCGAATGGGCGCACGCTCACGCGCTGCAGGTCGCTGGACTGGCCCGTCACCTTCGCGCGGTAGATGCACCCGTAGCGAAGCATTGGGTCGGCCCCCTGGGAGGCTCGGAATGCGTCGCGTAGTCGGCTCATGCGTGCTCCTCCGCCCACCAGACCCTTGACCGCGGAGTGGCGCCGTCGAACTCGTGCACGACAACATCGACCCTGCGACCCGCGATCGTGGTGCCGGGCCAGATGCCGAGCGAGTCGGTGCCCAGCACCTGTGACGCGTTCCCGGCGTCCTGGTCCATCACCCGCACTTCGGCTGGGCACATTGGCCACGTCTCGGTGCCGAGGAAGACCGCGCCATCGTGAAGCACGCGCCAGACGCATCCACCGCCAGCAACCTCGATGAGCGCATCAAGGAGAACTCCGTTGGTCAAGCCGAGCGTCGTCCAATAGCCCAATGGGAGATCGAGCACCGAGGCCGTGCAGGCCGCGCTCAGGCTCTCACCTGCGCCGGCCACCAAGTCGTTCAGCACGTGGCGTACCGTCGGGTTCCGGTAGTGCTTCGGCGTGGCTACATGGCCGAGCCCCCCCGCTCCACCCACGACCCTCATGGCCAGCATGCCCTTGACCAGCTCGCAACGCTGAATCCACGCCGGCATGTCGACCCCGGAGAGCGTGACCGTGATTGCCCCGCGCGGGATGGTGTCCTGGTCGAGCACGAGGGTTCCCGTCCATGCGCCGCTGCGAGGGAGCATCAGGCTGGCCCGCGCTGCCGTTCGTTGCTGTCCCGCGATCGTCGCTGTGATCATAGGTCCTTGTGGATTGGCCCAACGTCAGACGTCGACGGTGGCTTCGGCGCGTTCCCTGGGCGTTTCTTGCCCAAGATCTTCTCGGCCTGCACGGTGCGATCTGCGCCGGTCCCGCTCGTCTTCTTTGTCGCCGGCTTTTGCTTCTGCGGCTGAGGCACGTACTGGACAGCCATGATCTTGATCTGGCGGATGCCCTTTTGGCCGGTGGCCTCGGGAGGGGTGATCTGGCGGATGACCAATTCGTGGATGTTCATCGCCGCGAGTCCAGGATGATCTACCTTAACGGCCTTCTGCTCTCCCTGTATCTGCCCACGCTGGCGTTTTGAATCGTTGACCGCGTAGTGATGCGGTACCGCCCAGAACGTCGGCAATATTCGTTGCCATTGGGACCACTGCTTAGGCGTCCAGAGCTGCCCCGTCAGCGTGATTCCAGCAGGGACGTAGCCGCGTGACACGAGGGCCGCGCCGTCGAATCCCTGAGGCTTCTGGACGTCGAGCTGTATGGCAGGCGTTGCAGTCGCGTCCCAGATTCCTGGCAGGTAGGTCCCGTTGAGCATCACCCTATCCCAGGCGTTGGCTCCGCACATGCTACCGGTGATGCCGATCGGCTCGCCTGTTTCGTTGTCAAACAGCGGATCGTCCCAGAATAGTTGAAACTGGTTCCCCGTCGCGGCGGCACCATACTTCTCGTTGTCAACCGCGATTTCCGCAAGCCGCGTAGTCTTTCCGCCCTTGGTTGCCATTACGCAAACCCCTGCGAAACGTTGAACTGTTCGAGCGCTTCCATGATGGCTGTAGGGGCAACCCGCTCCACCTCGCGCGCGATGTCCTCGGCGGATGACGACGAGCCACCGACGTTTATGGCCACGCTCACGGTGATGCCGCCTGCCTGGAAGGTGCTCGATGGGGCGATGGCTCCACTCATGTCGGAGACCGACGGGGGAGAGACAACGCCGGCAGCGGCGGCCTGAGCCATCGGCGCCGCGGTGTCGAATCCTTGGGCGAGCCCGGCGACGGTGTCCTGCCCCATGCGCAGCCACACCCGCGACGGAGAGTGCTGGTCGTTGGCTTCGCGGTATCCTGCCTGCTCTGCGAAGGCGACGTCAGCACCAGCTTGCTTCCAGGCTCGTTCGTTGGCCGATCCCATCTCGTCGATCAGGTCCTGCGCAGCTGCACCGGTCTGGCCGATCTCCGGGTTGAGCTTGCGCGCGAACCAGTCGCCGATGTCCTTCCCGAGGGTAGGAAGAGCCATCAACCCTGCGAGCGACTTGACCAAGTATCCGAGCAGCTCGGCCACCTTGCTCAACGGCTCGACCCAGTCCTTGAACGACTCGGCCACAGTTGCCACGAACCCGGCGACTCGCTCCCAGTCGATGGACTTGACCTTTTCTCCGACGACATCGAGGGCCTTGACGAGCGCTCCTTGGATTCGCTGTCCAGTCTCACTCTCCGGGCTGAACAGGTTGGTCAGTCTTGAGATCGTGTCGCTGATGTCCTGGAATCCCTGCGAATGCTTGAGTCCCTTGAACATCTCGTCAGGGATATCCTGAAGCTTGTCCAGGCGGGCCGTCATGGTGTCGGCCATCGATTCGCCGAGGCCGCCGAGCTGGTGGCCGGTCTTGCGCTCGATGACGGTCAAGATCGAGTCCATGGCGTCGGCGCCCTTGAGCGTCCCGTCCTGGAGCTTCTTCTTGACCACGTCAGGGGTGAGACGGAGATCGTCGGATAGCTGCTTTGCCACCTCGTGCGGGTCGAGTCGAAGACCTCGGAGCGTGCGGAAGTCCACCTTCCCAGTGAGGGCGATTCGCGATAGCGAGCTGACGGCCTCTTGGAATCCCTCCATCTTGTCTGGCGCCTCGGCCGCAACGTCGATGGCAGCGCCAAGCGCATTGCGGAAGTCTCCGCCTCGTAGCCCTGCTCGTAGTAGCTCGACGCTCATGCCCTTGAGCGCGTCGTCGGTGAACTCGCTCAGATCGGAGAACTTCTGAAGAAACTCCAGCGTATCCTTCCCCTCGCGCTCCCCCAGCATGTTGGCAAACACGCGCCCCGTGCGCTCGCTACCAGCAGCGATCTTGACAGCTCCCCACATGGTGCTGCCGACTTTCTCGATCACGTTGAGCGCTTGCGCCGCCCCCCACTTGACGATGTCCCACGCTGCCGCGCCCTTGAAAACCTCCTGCCAGAGCCCGCCGACCTTCTGCCCGCCAGATGTCCCCAGGTGCTCCAACTCTGCGCCAAGCGCTTGCGTGCGCAGGCGGACGGCGCCGAACTCACGATCGGTAAGCTGCGCCCCTCGGGTGAGCTGCTTCAGGTTCCCGATACCCTTTGACCACCCAGCGTCTCCAGCCATGGTCTTGGGCAGCTTCTCCATCTTGGAGAGTGCGCGGTCGATGGCGGCGCCGGCAAGATCAGCGGACGACCGAGTCTTTCCTAGGGCATCAATGACCGAGGTGGCGCCCTGAGTGCGGGCGTCCAGCTCAATCATCCATTCGATGCCCTTGCCGCCACCGCCGGCCATCAGCCGCGCTTCCCGCGCTTGCTCAGCGCTTTGGCGTACCCCTGGGCAAACTCGCTGCAGACCCGCAAATTGGCCAGCCCTTCAGCCAACAGCATGGCTCCGGTGCGGCCTACATCGCCTCGGTCGCCATCCACGAATGCGATCAGGCTTTCGGCCATTTCAACCAGATCCTTCTGGGTGGATTGCCACCCGGCTACATCTTGTGAACTTTTTTTGCGCGCGCGACCCCGGCGTGCTCGACCAACTCGTTGATGCACGTCTCGATGATGCCCGGGTGGGCCTCGACGATGCGCTCGAGCTCTGGACGTGTCGGGAAGACGCAGCAGGAGAACACGAGGGGAGTGGCAGCGGCGGACTTGACGGCAGGGCTCTGGTCGCTGGTCTCGGCACGGTAGCGCCGCCATTCAGCGAGGTTCGGCACCCGGAATCCGATCGCCTCTGCGCCAACGATGTCGGTCTCGACGACGAGCATCTCACCACCGCCGGCCGCTTCCTTGGCGGCCATCAACTTCTGCTTCAACTCCTTCTGCAACTCCTTCTCGTCCATGGTTCTCCTTTGGTGTTACGGTTCGTTACGGGGCAACGGCGCTGAAGCTCTTGAGGTTGCTTAGCTGTCCGATGCCATTCCACTTGACCTGCATGATGTCGAGCTCGCACTTGACCGTCAGGGCCTCCGTCCCCTCGGTGGGTGAGGTGTCGGGCGAATGGAAGCGCACGCCGATCAGAACGTCACACGCCGTGGTGAGCGGAGTCTCGGCGTAGCTCACGCTGACGGTCCACTGCTTCTCTGCGAAACCCCATGCTCCGGTCCCACTCAGGATGACGATGATGGCATCCCACTGATCGCGCCAGAACTCGATCGAACCTGACGCCGTGAGCTGGCCCCTCGTGCGGCCCTGCGGGTTCACCGAGTTACCATAGACGCGCGACATTGCCAGCGCTTCCTTGTAGTTGATCGACTTCACCCCGGGCAGGTTCGTGCCACCGGTTGCGCCTCCAAGGTTCACCTCGACGGACGCATAGCTCGGCACGAAGCCGTTAATGACCGGGTATCCTGGTTGGCTCATGGTGATCTCCTATTACCCAAGCACGGGGTTGACGAAACCGATGTCGACGCTGATGGTCCGCAGGTATCCCTTGGGGACGATCGACACAACTGCGGTCGCGATGGGCGACGACAACAGGTTGTCGGTGCGGCTCATGCGCGCTGAAACGCGTGAACACTCGTCGGTCGAGCTTCCCGGGCTTCCCTGCAGGGCAGCCTGCAGCTGCGCCGTCACGTTGTTGTCCATCGTCAGAGCGTCGCGCTCGTCGATGTAGCCCGTCGTCGCGTCGATGCGGACGTCGGAGTTGAGGTAGTCGGTGTAGGCCGCGTTCGCGATTTGCGCCGCGCGGTCGACTACCCGCACGTTCATGATCGTGCCGTAGTCGGATGATACGTTGGCCATCGTGGGCCCGTCGGTGATGTAGTAGCCAGCCTTCCCGATGAGCGTCCGCAGGGTGACAAAGCGTGCATCCGATAGACCGGGCGTCGACTCCTCGTTGCGATCGAGGGCCGCCACGTTGCGGAGCGGGCCAAGCAGGACCTTGCCAGGACTCTCGGACAGCTTCGAGCCGGCGAGGCGCGCGGACAGCACCCAGGCTCCGTTGCGACGCATGGTCAGGCCAGTGACGGTTGATACCACGTCGGCATCGCCGCACGCGACCCAGATGCGTCCGTGAGCGCTGGCGAAGGACAGTAGCGCAGCCGCGATCGTGGCGTCGCTCTCACTCTCTGGGCACTCGATGATGCCGGCAATGTAGCGCTTGTTGGCCTCGGCCGTCGTCATCTTGGCGTCGACGGCGGTGCACAGCGTGGCGGTGTTGGCCGCGCTCGTCGGCGCGCCAACCACGTGGATGCACTCGAATGTGAACGCGCTCGCCGTGAGGGCGTCGATGGCCAGCCCGATCGCGGTGTTGTCGGTCGCCGGTGGGACCGCCACGCCATCGTAGACGTCATCGAGCACGGCCGCCGCGTCGGTGAACGCGAGCACGATGCCGGTCCCCGGGATGACGTAGGTCGCGGACGTGACGATCGACGGGCTGACAACGGCTCCGTCATCAAGCGAGTAGGTGAACTGCGACGTACCGCGGGCGCCAGCCAGCGTGATCGTGACCTGCACGCGGTACGCGTCCACCGGAGAGCAGGACGCCGTCACGGTGTCGATCGCGCTTCCGCCGCGGGTGATGACGCCGGTCGTAGCGATCGTGTAGGTCGAATCGAGCACGTAGGTTCCTGGAGAGAACGTCAGCACAACGAACGTTCCAGGAACGCGATAGACCCAAGTCGTTCCCACCGAGACCACCGGAGCGCTGTAGACAGAGCCGTTGACCGAGAACTTGAAAGCGGCAGTTCCCACGGTGCCAGCGGTCGAGCACTTGACGATCACCTCGACATGGGGCCCGGTGGTCGCCGACACCACGCAGGCGCCGCTGCCAGTCTGGGTGAAGGTAGCGGTCACGCTACCGGCCGTCACGATTGAGCACGGGACCGCGTAGATGGTCGTTCCGGCGACGTCGCATACACCGGCCGCGGCTTCGCAGAGCGGGCCTCCGCCAAGGCTGCTGACCGCCACGTTTCCGCTCGAGATCGGGTAGATGGTGTTCACCGTTCCGGCCAGCGAAACGCCGACCTTGGCTTGCGCGCCACCGGGGCCCGGCGGGATGATGCCGAGGCCGCCGTCCTTGAAGTTCATGATTACGCGTGGAATGCTCATGGGCGTCTCCTATCGGACAAGCACGGTGCTGATGGCAGCAATCCGCGCGGAAAACTCGGTATCCGTCATCTGGTCTTCGTCGCCGAAGCCGAAACGCAGCTTCGCGGCTCGGTACAACCAAGCCTTCGGGTTCTCGGTCGCTGGGCGCGCGCGCGGCCCGGCAACGATCGCCGGGAACATGCCGGCGCGACGGGCAAGGTCGATGGCCCTGGAAGTCTTCGCTTCCTGGGCCTCCTCGGCTTCCTGGGTCTCGTCAGTCGCCATCCGTGTCGATCTCCACAGTTGTTGCGATTCCTTCGACGGTCACAGTAGGATTATCAATGCGCACCAGGGGAAGCCTTAGCGTCACGTCAAGCTCGCAGGCCAGACCGATGCCAGAGCGCGCGCCCTCGCCCCACGACATGCCACCGATCTGGTAGCTGTGCTGTGAGCCGATGCGGTGGAAGGCGTTCACGAGCCTCTCGACCAGCCACTCGGTGACGTCAGCGTCCCGCAGGCATGTGCTCACGGGTGACGTCGCCTCACCGGTCGGGTCGTTCTCGCCGCCGAACACCAGCACGGTGAGCGGGATTTCTCGCACCCACAGCGAGCCAGGCTTGTTCGGCATGCCCTGGCGCTGCGGTGGCGACCACGACTCATCACCGGGGGCCCACCAGACACCGGGGGGCGCCATGTTGGCGTCGGAGTCCTTCGGGCCGAAGATCTTGACTGGTTGACGAGTCTGGCTTCCAACGAGCGTCAGGAACTCGGCGAAGACGAGCGTCAGGAAGTCGCCGATATTGGCCTGTGCCTTCAGGACGGCCATCACTTCACCCCGAATCGCTGGGCTAGGAAGGTTCTCGCCTCACGCCCGATCATCGTGTCCCACGACTGAGGTAGCTTCTCGTTGAGCGGGAGGATCATCCGCTGGGCCATCTTGCGAGTTCCCTCTTGGTGGAACCGCGCGTACCAGGTTGGCACCACAACCTTGGCCACCTTCCCGGAAGGCGAGGCGCCGGTGCTGCCCTTCATGATGCCCTTGTCGATCAGCACCTTCGGGCCGCGCATCGGTTTTCCTTGGCGCGCGCGCTTCCTGGCGGCACGCTTGTCTCGCGTGCGCCAGTGCTTGAGTGGCGCCCACGGCTTGCCGTATGGGTCTGTCGAAGCTCGGTATTCGTCCGCCACCAGCTTCACACCGCCGGCCGATGCCCGCATGGCCAGCTCGCCGATCCAACGCTCCTTGGACGCCATCTGCTTGAGCGTGCGGACTGCCTGCTCGAGCGCTGCCTTGTCGACCGTGACGGGCATCAGGTGCGCCTTCCCGAGAACGGCACGTTGTAGCCATCGGGCTGCGTGTAGCCCCGGCTGGCGTAACTCGACACCATGACCCCGCCCGACACCTTGCCGGGGGAAGGCCCGGCAGACGAGTCGGTCACGCGCGGGACGATGCTGCCGTTGCTCACGCCACGAAGCCACGCAATGGCCTGCTCCTGCTGGATGACCAGCTGCTCGTCGGCAGTCCTCGAGCTGTTGAAGCCGCGGACCACCATGAGCTGGTAGACAGCCAGGCGGGCGCACTGCTTGCGCAGGTCGCTCTCCCATGCCGTCAGAGGCAGCACGTAGCGAGCCCCCAGATAGCCGTCGATCTCGTCACTGGCGGCGTCGATGGCCGAGTTCTGATCGTCCTCGGAGATTGAGCGCAGCGCCTCTGACCGCACGCCGAATACCGCCAACTCAGCGGCAGTGCAGTACCTGGCCACGGGTTACCCCCTCGCCTGGGTCTTCTTGGCCGGCTTGTCGGCAGGCTTGGTGGCCTCTTCGAGTAGTGCCTGCAGGTCGGCGACACGAGCGTCGCAGTCGCGCTTGACCTGATCGATCACATCGAGCGCTGACGCGTGGGACTTGTCGCGCTCCTTCTCGGCGGCCGACAGTAGCTCTTCGAGCTCGGCCACGCGTGCAGCCTTGGAATCTCGTAGGCCCTCGGCGACTCGTGCGCGCATCGTGAGGGACTCCACGTCGGCGCGTAGCTTGGCGATCGTCTTCTCGAGCTCACCCGCGCGCGCCTCAAGCTCCGGAACCCTGATGGCGTCGGCGGTGCCACCGTCCAGCGCCTGGACGGTGATACGGGGGTCCTTGCTCACTAGCGCGAACGAGCGCCGACCGAGGTTCACTGGATCGGGTACGTCGGGCAGGTTCTTGACCTTGTTCTCGTGCATCGGATCATCGTCCTGATCCAAGACGGTGATCTCGGTCCATTCAGACGACCACCCACGACCGGCGCGGCAGTAGAACGTCTGGCCTTTGATGAGCGAGGCGCGAACCTGAAAACGCTGGGGCATGACTTCTCCTTTGAAATGCGCCCGGTTCGTCCGCGTAAAGGAGGAATCGCGGACGAACCGGGCCGGGGGACTAGGACGGGCTCAGGCGGATACAGAGGAAGGGGAACGAGTAGCCGGCGACACCGCGGCCCTCGGCGCCGTAGATGAACTCACGCTCGTTGAAGCAGTTCGGAAGCGTCGGGTCCACCAGATTGACGAACACGGGCGCCTCGCGGAGCTGCCACACGAATGGCTTGATCCCGCGTGCGGTGCAGAGCGCGTAGGCCGCCGTGGTGGTCGTGAGGTACGGATTGACCACGACCTTCATCTTGCCCATGTAGATGTTCGAGACGCTCGCGGCGGCAACGTTGGCCGTGCCGGTGACGTCTCCGAACGTCTGGGGGACGATGTTGGCCTGGGCAACCTGGAGCGCGTACCGCTCGAGCGCCGGAGGAACCATCAGGGTGTCGGCTCGCAGACCGAGCGGCTTCCCGCTTGCGCCCTTGAACGCTCCCATTGCGGCCTGGGCCTTCGCCCAAGTTCCGATTGGGTCGGCGCTCAGGTCGTAGGTGGCGCCCACGAGCAGGTTGCTGTAGGTGCTCAGGCTGGCATCGTCGAGCGACAGCGGGTGGTCCGTGTCGAAGTAGTACTGACCGTCGAAGCACAGGTCAGTGGTGCCAGCTTCGACAACAGCAGCGATCTGCTCGTCGGGCCACTTGGCCACCGCTTGGCCGAACGCCCACACGGTCTGCGCGAATGCGCCGTGGGTGTCGTCCTTGACCTTGAACTTGTCGAGGGCGATCGTGTCCTCGAAAGGCTTGTTGGTCAGCGTGTAGTCACGCAGCGACGGGTTGTTCTTCTGGCGCGCGCCGATCCACTCGCGCATCCCAGGGAGCTGATCGATCCAGTGATACAGCTCGGTGGTCGTACCGGACGGCATCTCTGTCGCGATCTCCTGGTAGAACTTCGGCATTGCCAGAAAGGCCGCCTGGAATTGGGCGTTGTAGCCCGTGAAGAGGATTTCGGAGGCTGCACGATTGAGCAACATGGTGTTGTTTCCCTTCCTACTAGGCGACCCGGATGCCTTGGACGATGACGACGCAGGCCGTGTTGGCTGCGGCTACTTTGGTCATGGACACCCGGAGAATCCCGCCAGCGGCGATCGTCTGGTAGGCGTCGTTGATGGTGGCCGCGCGCACGACGGCCTGATCGGCCACGTTGATGCTCATCGCATCGGTGATGGCGTTGGCCGTGCTCTTCACCTGGATGGTGTCCGATGCGCCGCCCGCGCCGGCGGTCTTGATCACGTGGACGTCGGTGATGAGCGTCTTGTGGGTCAGGGTGACGTCGGTGTCGGCGGAAACGCCGTCGGCGATCGTCACCCGGTGGACCACCGGGATGGCGCCGATCACGTTGCTGGTGAGCGTGTTGGCCGTCTGGGTCCCGAGCAGGACGCCGGCCAGCGTGGTGCCGGTCGAGCTCTTGAGGTCGGTGTCGAGGGCTTCGCGCGCCGCGATCTCGGCCGCCAGTGCCGTCCCGTTGACAGAGCCAACGTTGACCCACACGCCAGCGGCGACGACTTCCTCGACCGTGCCGGCCACCGAGCGGGTAGCCGTTCCGTCGGTCTTGGCGACCGTCTGGTTGTCGACGATGAAGCAGGGCTGCCCCCGCCACGCGTTGGTGATCTCGTCTGCCGCCGCGGAATTGGCGAGCAGCCAGCGACCTGGGCGCACCGGGATTTTCTTGACCCCGCTGCTGATCCCTGTGGTGCTGACCGAAGGCTCAGGCATGACGGCCACGCCGAGGCAGACGAGCCCCGTGCCGGTGACGGCCGGCTTGCAGTAGCCGGTGGCGGTGTCGAGCACGACGAGCGTGCCCTTGTAGACGGTGACTGCAGTCACGAGGGCGGCATCGACGTCGCCCGTGCGCTGCTTGGTGTCCCTGACATTTGTAGCTGCGGACATGGTGTTTTCCCTTTCGTTGGAGTCGCGCTATGCCCGCGCGCCCTTCTGTTTGGCGTACAGCTCGGGGGAAATCCCCGAGTCCTTGCAGAACTTGATCTCGGTCTCGCTCAGCACGACGGTGCCGGCGGGCTCTTTCTTGGAGTCGGTCAGGACGGTGACACGCGCGCCGGCGGGTGCTTCGGCCGTGCCAGCGAACGCGGTCAAGAACGACATGGCCTTCTCGATGCCATCGCTCTTGGCGATCTCGTCGCATTTCGACTTGACCGCGGGAGGAAGGCGGCCGTCCTTGACGGCTGACTCGGCGGCCGTGTTGTATTCTGCCGTCAGGTGCGCCACACGGTCGGCCTCGACCTTAGCCTTCAGGGTGACAAGCTCCTTGCTGTCAGCCACGGCCTTGGTCACGGCGCCCAGAATGGCGGCCTTGTCGGCCTGCCCGGTGAGAGCGGTCAGAGCGTCGTGCTCCTTCTTCTCTTCCTGGGCCCACTGGTCGAAGCTCTTGAGCTTGGCCGTGAGCTGGGAATTCTCGTCGGTGAGCGCCGTGAGGCGTGCCTTGACCTCACTCAGCTCAGTAGCCATCGCTTGGCACTTCGCACAGGTTTCCATCTCGGTCTCCTCGTCTTCGTCCTCTTCGGACTGGGTTGCAGCGACGAGGGGCTGGAGCCCGTCCATCGCTGGTTTGTTCGTCAGCGCAATCCGCTGAAGCGAAGTGATCTCTCCCTCGGGCGTGTGGCCGAACACGGGCGAGAAGAGGCGGTATTCTCCAGCCTCCAAGTACGCCTTCGCTCGGTCGGTCCACTTCACGTCTTTGACCCACAGCTCTGGTTGGCCAGTGTCGCTTGGGCGAATCTCCGGGGTCATCTCGGTAGCGGACGCTGGAGCCTCCATCGGCGGGAATCCAAAGGACTCAGCGTCGGTCTGGTGCTCATAGTCGGCCATGAGGGGCAGCGCGCGTCCCGCGTAGGCGTTCATCACGTCGGAGGCGCTCTTGCCCGTGAACATGAAGATGCCCTTCGTGGTGGAGAAGGGCCCTGCGGGAAAGACACGGAACTCCGACGGTGCCTTGCGCTTGCCGTCCTCTCCGACGGGCAGATCGAACACGGCTGTTGACTTGAGGGTGGTCACCCGCTCGTCGTCGCGATGTCGCTTGCTCCTGCTCACATGGCCATTGTGCGGTTTGGCCACGTGTGTCCTTAGTGCGCGAAATCGTTAGTATTTGTGACGTTACCACGCGATTTGGGTAAGGCTGCGCTGGCCCTTGTGATACTGTGCCGATATGGCGAATCAATCCGAACCGAAACCGAAGCTCACCTACTCCATTGCCGAGACGGCCGAGACGCTCGGGCTATCTCAGCCCTACGTGCGCCGGCTGGCCGGCGAGGGCAAGATTGCTACCGTGCGATTCGGCAAGCGGGTGATGGTCCGTCGTGCCGAGGTGGAGCGACTAGCAGAGGAGGGCGTAGCGTGATCTTCCCAGCATGGACGGCTAGCAAGCGTAAGTGGTGTCCATACCGGCTGTGGAATTTCGTCATGAGCTCAAGGGCGATGGGATGGCCAGTCGTTCACAGGGTGCTGCAATGGATCTTCAACAAGATGGACAAGCCGACCATCGACTGGATGGGGCGTTGTCGGCAAAACCCCGAGCTTCAACTGCAGGTGCACATCGGTAAAGGAGACCAATGAGTGACCACAAGACCAACCCGCAATCGCTCCTGAGCGCCACCCTGCCTCCGCTGCTGCCAGTCGGGCACCGGGTGGGGGTCAACATCCAGCTGCAGGTCGTCCCGCAAGCTCAGGTCATGCTGGTGCCGGGGGACAGGATGCGGACTGGCGCCCACGGCATCGAGGTATTCTCCGGAGATGCGTGGCAACCTGTTCCCGAAGAAGCCGAGGTGTTCGAGCTCGGCAAGCCGCTGCCTCCCGAGAAGTGCGACCTTGTGGCCGTGCTCGGCTCGATGGTAGAAGACACGCTCGGCCCGAAGCTGATCGTCGGCACCGGGCAGAAGTCGACGAGCATCGCCGGTGGTCCGCTCGCCGTGATCGCACGCGTGCCGCTGGCCGAGTGGCAGCGTGTAATCTCGGGCGCGCTGCGGGGGCAGGTGGAGCGATGACAATTGCAGATATTCTGCGCCGCTTGAGAGACGCTGCTGATGGACTATTGCTGGTGCGAGACGAAGAACTGTCGCGCCAGTCCGAGATGCCAGGCTGGGTTTCAGAGAGCAGGGCATCTGCGGAGCGACGATTCCTCGAACGGTTGGCCAGCGTCGTTGTGCGCCTTCAAATGAAATACTTTGAGGAATTAGGTAGAAGCGCTAGAGTCATCATGGCCGACTATCCGACGGCGACGAACGAGAAAATAGGCGAGATGCTATCGATTGCTTCTGAGCACCTTTCCGATCGATTCGTTAAGGAGCAGACATGAGCATCCTCGACAAGCACCCGGCGCCGTGGAGCACGGATTGCACCGGACGCGTGAGTGACGGTAACAACGACCCGGTGGCCATCGCCATCGACACAGACGATATCTGCTACGCAAGCCCAGCAGCCGAGCGCCTGCTTGTTGCCGCCCCTCGACTGCTGCGCGCCCTGGCCAACATCGTCGTGATGGTGGACGGGCCATCCCATCATCGGCAGATGGCCATCGACGATGCCAACGCGCTCATTGCGGAGATTGAGGAAGAATGAAATCCGGTCTCAAGAACTGCGGGCTTGGATGGTGGTTTGACGACGTTGCTCTCCTGGCAACCGACGATCATGGCAACAATTATCCGCTTGTGGTGTTGGAGGACCGAGGATCGTCTGGGCTCGTCGTATGGATGAGAAGTTCTACTCTTCCAGAACCGCCTCGAGCTCCTCGCGCAGCTCCGGATCGAACCGGCTGAGATCGAAGTCCCAGTTCTCGCCCTGCGCGCTCGGGGCCGCGCCGAAGTCCTCGTCGGCCTCGACGTCTGGGCCCTCGTCGTCAACGCCTTCCTCGTCGGCCTCTTCTTGCGACAGCGGCACGATGACGCACCGGCAGTTGTAATGCAGCGGCGGCGTATGGCTCGCCCAGAACGGGTCATCAACGGGGAGCACGGTCTGGTCAAGCTCCTCGCACTCGTCATCGATGCGGTCATCCATGGTGGCGTCGTAGCGCCAGAACGGCCTCGCCTGTTTGACGGTGGGTGACGACATGATGGAGTGGCGGCCCTCCCCGTAGGCCGTCATCAGGTTGGTACGGAAGATGGTGGACAGTCTGCCCGGTATCTCGCCACCCCACGACTCGACCAGCTGGGCGTAGATGTCGTCCTTGAACTGCTCGAGGTCGGTGCCGTTGCGCACGGCCGACTCGACTGCATCGAGCACCTGCTGCAGCACCTCGGCCTCGGTCACGTGTGCCACCGTGAAGGCGGCCTCGCGCTCGAGCGCCGTCATGGCCTCCCACTCTTCCCGCGGCACGGGTGAGCGCTTCTCGATGGCCTCGATCGCGGCGTCGAAGCGCTCAGACGAATCGATGGCGTTGACCGGGACGTGCATCACCGTCCCCTAGTCACAGCCCTCGCAGGATGTCGTCTCGCCCGGTCATGTTGCCGAGCACGTTCAGGCGCTCGAGAATTCCGGCCAGCTCAGGCGCTGACTTCATCGCCTTGAACCTGCGCACCACGCGCCTGCGCAGGTCTCCGAAGTCCTTCGCTGCGTCGATGTCCTCGCGGATGGCCTCGAGGTCTGGCGCCAGCGCCTTGGCCGCGAGCCGACGCGCGTGCGTCGTCAAAGCGTCGTGGTACTTCGCCACGCGCTTGAGCGCCGATGGCCCCTTGGCGGCGCCTGCCTTGAGGGCGGCGTAGCGGATGACGTCAGTCGCGGTGGCCTGCTGCTCCGCTGGAAGCTGGGGCGCCACGGGAGGCGGTGGCTCTTCTTTCGACGGGTCTCGGTTGCCACCCTCGACCTTGGCCGCTCCGCCAACCACGTCGGCGTGCTTGACCTGGTACTCCGCGATCGTGAGGTCGCCATCGACTGGGAGCGGCTCCAGGCCCTGCTGTCGGCGAGCCTCGTTGACCGTGACGATTGCCCCGAGGGCAGACGGCGTGAGCCCAACCTGCTGCTTCGGCGGAGCGCTGACCGCCGCTTTGGCGTCGGCAGCTTCGATCCTGGCGGCCTTCTCTTCGTCGATGGGGACGCCGTGGGCTTCGAGTATTGCCCGCTTGTCCACTGCCCCATATGCAGCGTCGAGCGCCGTGCATGCCTCGCCCAGAAGCTTGAGCGCGTTGCCTTCGCTCTCCTCGTCGTCGGGAGGGCTGATCTGCGGCTGGGGATACGGCGCAATCGCCTGAGCCTTGGCGACGTCTGGGAAGGTGTAGTTGTGCAGGCACCACGGGACCAACACCTGCTCGCGCACTTGGCGGAACAGGTCTGCATCCTGGCGCTTCTTGTCGATTCGGATGTTCTCGTGGACTTCGGCCGCGCTTCGACTGCCACCCTTGACCTCGGTTGTTAGGTTCTGCCCGAGCAGCAGGATGGCGATATCCGTGTCGAGCGCCTCCTTACGCGCCTTGTATGTCTCCCACGTGCGGGCCTGAGCCTCGTGCATCTGGAAGCCGTAGCTGGGTTCACCGGCTGGTGCCTGCGGACTAATGATCGTGGGCTCGTTGCCGAGGTTCGACAAGTCGCTCAGGAATCGGTCCTTTTCCGCGACGTCTGTTCCCGTCGGGACCTTGCCCTCCATGATGGCCATGCCGTGCTTTTCGCAATATCTGGCCCAATCGCGCTCATTCCAGACGCGATCGATGAACTTGGTCCCGAGCGGGCGAATCGCCCCGCGCATCCACGAGTAGGGGCTTCCCCACACGAACCAGTGTCCGTCGTACGCGACGTCGCGATCGACGCGAGGGAGGTCGATCGTCCACTGGTCATCAACCGCGGTGTAGGGCCGCTCCGGGTCAGGGCCCGAGGTCATGAGCTGAAAGCAGCGCTTGCCCCAATTCCAGTAGCTGTGGCGCGGATGCCAGGTCACCATGCGGGGGAGCCACTGACCGGACATCGTGTCCCACACGATCTCGGCCACCGCGAATCCGAGCATGATTCTCCACTTGAGCAGCGTATAGGCTGTCTCGAACGGGAGCATCCGCAGCCACTCCCCGTCGCTGTCGGCCTCGTCGGAGCCACCCAGAATGCGCGCCAGCTTCATCGACTTGCGGCGATCGTCCGCCGGCTTGAACGTCATGTCGGCGCAGAGCAGTCCGCCGATGCGGGTGTCGAGCACGCCACATATGCGATCGTCGGTCAGCATCTCGTCGACGAGCAGAGCCGATCGCTGGAAGTACCCCCGCTCGTGCTCCTGCAGGATGGTCATCAGGGTGACCATCGAGTCTGTTGACCGCCAGTCGGTCAGGACTGGAATGTCCAGCATGCGCCCCATGCCGGGGCCGGTCATGTTCTGCGCCATTTGGCCAAGTATCGGCCTTTGGCGCGGCTGGCCTTACCGGCGCGGGTGGTAGCCCGACGGGCTGCCGGTGTACGGCGCTGGTGCTGGCTGCACGAGCAGGCGGGTGAGCCCGTGCACGAGGGCGTCGATTCTGTCTGGGGACTCGTCGCTGTCCTTGGGGTTCCAGGTGCACTGCTCGTCTTCGAGCTTCGCGAACATGCCCACGTGGTGCACGCAGCCCTGCTCGTAGAGTGACGACACTGGCTCTGCCCGCAGTCGCTTGCCGTCTTTGGCATGGACCCCGTGGTAGGGCAGGTGCTTGGCCTTCTCGTGCGTGCGGAACAGGGCCTCGATCCAGTCGCCCCCCTGGTTCGTCTCGCCGATCACCTCGTTGGCCATGCGGCGCTCATAGACCTCGATCACTTTCTGGCACGTCTCGACCGGCGAGTAGATGTCGGTAGCATCCTCGAGCACAAAGCCATGCATCTCCGGCTTTCCCTTGCAGGCGCACATGCCCGCGCCGACGGCCACAATGCCAGCCTCGTCGCTGTCCTTGGTGGCCGTGGTGGACGGGTCCAGAGCCACGACCACGCGGCGAAGCTGGATGCCCATCGCCACGAACTCGGCCAGCGTGAGTCGCTTCCCATCGATCATCGAGCGCTTCCACAGGGCACCCGGGTTGTCATCCAGAATCTGCGCGCTGATTTCCTGCAGGCCGAGGCGCGTGCCCTCGTACTTCTTGCGGATGCGGCCGAGGAACGACGGCGCCAGGTTGGCCTCGTTCTCGTAGGTGCTCCCCGTAGTGGTGACGGTGGTGACCTCGGACTCGAGTTCGCGCAGGAACTTCAGGCCGCGCGGCGTGCTGGTAATGAGCGCTTGCGGACGCGAGCCCTGCCGAAGCCCAAACTGCAGCATGTCCCACGTCTCTTCGAGCTGCGCCCACGCCGCCAGCTCATCTGCCCATGCGAAATCGTGCTGAGGACCGCGCAGGCGGTCGGGTTCCTCTGCCGAGAACAGCGCCACCTGTGCCCCATTCTTCCACGTCACGCGCCGCTTGCTCGGCTCGTAGATCGGGCGATTCCATGGTGGACACACGGCGAGAATGCCCGATGGGCCCTCCACCATGACGTCGCGGGCGTCGGCAGCGGTGGGCGCTACCAGAGCTCCACGCACGCATCCATCGCGCTCGATCTTCCACCGCACCCACTCGGCCCCGGTCCTGGTTTTCCCGAATCCTCTGCCCGCGCGAAGATGCCACGTGAGCCAGTCTCCAGGCGGTGGCAGCTGCTTCTTGCGAGCGCACCACGCCCAGTCGTAGGACAGCTCGAAGCGCGCTTGACGGTCCTGCGCCTCCCAGAATTCCAGGAACGCCTCTGGCCCGCCAATGCCGTCTATCGCGCGCTGGAGCTCTGATCGATCGTCACTTGTCGGCAGCGCCGTCATCTGCGGGCTGCTCCTGCGCCGGCAATTCCTTGGCTCGTCGGCGCTCGTCGATGGCGGCCCGCAGAGCATCTGCCACGCTGTCGTGGCCGAGCGGGCTCATACTGCCGTCCTCGCTGGTGAGATCGATTTGCTGCTTCGCGCGCCCCATGTCCTGCTCGACTCCGAGCTTGAGCGCGTTGGTGTCCTTCTCTAGGATGAGTTCGTACCAAGTTTCGTGCATGCGGAGACGGCGTGTCTTGCTCTTGTCCGTCGGATCGAACGCGTCCAGAAACTTGCGCCACGCCTCGGACCCCTCGCGCCCGTTCTTGCCATCAGGGTTGCGCACCTCGCCCTTTTGGGCCGGTCGCAGGTTTGCCAGCTGCCTTTCGCGCGAAGTCTTTGGTTCGTCTTTTCCTGGAATTGGCTTGTCCACGACTCCAGGATACCACGCTCCCGTGTGCGTTCTTTCTTCTCCAATACGTGGGCGATTTGGTCTAGACGGCGCGGAAACGATGGCCCACGTATTGGGGGGAAGGACCATGGACGCAAGAAAGGCTCCGTTTTCTTTCATACTTGAGAGAAGAAGAAACCGGAGTCTATTCGTTTGTTCGTCTTGGACGTGGTGGAGTTTGGTGGCTACTTCGCTGTCCACATGACCGAGCCTACGGAACCCCTTCGCATGTGGCCTTGCCCTACCTCACGTCGCCGCGACTGCTCGCGCGTCCGGGTACCTACCAGCGCGTCCCTTGACTGCCTGTGAGCGAACCAGCCGAGGTCTTGTCCCTGCGACTGGATGCTCTTGAGTTGCATGTGCCTAAGGTGCCACGGAAGACGGTTGCTCGCCAAGTAGTTCTGCGTTGAGCCTTGCAATCTCGTCCTTTGTCAGAATTCTGACAGGTCCTGCTGCGGTTCTCGGCCCCTTGTAGTTGCTCTTCCTCCCCCGTTGGCTCCCCCTGATTCCACCTCTGTCAAGATTCAGGATGGTGCCTATCCTACGCATCCTGGCTATCCATTTGCGCTCTTCCAACTCCCATGTTTTGGGAGTGCAGATCTCCAGTGCAACGATTTCCACAACGACATTGACCGCGTCCAACGACTCAACCCATTCCGCCATACGAGCATTCGTTGGATCGTTCATGTGCCCGGTGGCGCGTTCGTAGAGCGGCTTCACCGTCTTTCCAACGTACCGAATCACGTGGTCACGTGGGTCGGCGAGCCCGTAGATGTACACCTCCCATAGCTGCTTTTCTCTTCCGACGTTATGCGACGTCGTGAACCTCCATTCAGGATCGTCGTCGACGGCGATGCCGTGTCTTCGGATGTACTTGAGTACCTTGTTTCGTATTCGCTCTTCTACGAAAGCGGACCTTTCCATCCCCACTATCATACCAAAATCACAGCATCCTGGCGTACGCGAAAACGAGCAGGACGAGCACGAGTGCGGTGGTCATTTGCCGCCGTCCTTGTGCTCTGCTTCGACCTCCGAGCTCGTCTCGAGCCCGAGCCTGACCCTCAGGTAGTCGCTGTATGTGAGACCTTGCAGCCGCGCCGTGATTGCGGCCTTCTCGTCGGCGGTCACCTTGACGATGAGGGTCTTGCTCCCGACTCCCAGCCCGCGGCGGCCGGTGTGCTGGTTAGCCACCGATGGCCTCAAGCTTCATCGTGACATCCATGCTCGGTGGAATCTCGCGCGCGACTACGCCATCGTGCCCGGCCAGGCGCTCGGCGATGGCCCTGCGCAGGTCTTCCAGGCTCATCCCGTCTGGCGTGGTCCTGACGTCGCCCCATTCGCTCTGGTCGTAGTTCATGAGGCGCCCCCGAGCGCGCGGACGATGGCAGGGCCGTAGGCGAAAATCGCGGTGCAGATGATGACGGCGATGATGAGCAGCTTCACGACCGCACCTCCGCCGCGGCCGCGAGCTCGGTCGCCAGGTCGCCCTCGAGTGCCGCGTTGATGACATTCGCGATCTTGGCCGAGAACGCTATGGCTTTCCAGGAAGCGCGGTCGACTGTGCGCGTCGTTACGGTCTGCTTCAGAATCGCCAGGGTCTGCTTCGTCTTCGTCATGATGAGACTAGGATACCACGCTGGTATTACCAGCGCAAGGAGAATCGGCCGCCCCTTGACGATTCTCTAACGCGAGCCTATCTGCCCCGTACCTCTGCCAGCAGCGCGGGCGGTATCGGCGTCGTCGGAACCTCCCGCCACTCCCGCTCGTCGAGAATCCTCTGCATGTCCGCGATGGTCCTCGCCATCCTAGCCAGTGCTGCCTCTGCCCGTCTGATCGCTGCTTCCACTCCGTCTCCTCCTGTCCGCGCTGTCCACTGCCCTCATGTACTCGGCGAACGCGACCAGGTGGCGGAACACGTCGCTCCTCGTCCACCGGTCGGTCACCCCATCGACTCTGTCGAGGTACTCCCGTGCCTCTTCTTCGATTCTCGGGTCATGCATTGCTGTCCCTCCTGTGCGTCCGTACCACCTAGCGCGCGGTCTTGACCAGGAACAGGTCGCAGATCAACGCAGCCTCCCGCTCGCACGCAACGCTGAGCGAATCAACATCAACGCCGCTTTGCACAGTCGCCCGTGACGTCTGACTCGAAAGAACACATAATCGCCGGCCCACCACTTCACGGCTTCACCAGCCTTGCCCGGCGGTAGCTGTACTGGTACGCCAAGCATCTCCCGCCATCCATGGGGCCCACGTTTTCCTCTGCATTCGTGACGAAGAACGGAATCGGACATTCGCAAGCCCACGGTTCTTGGCCCCATCGCTCTGGCAAGTACGGCGCGCTCCAGTGCTCGCAGGTCCTGCACCGGTGGTCGCGGTTCTGCTCGTCGCTCACGGCTTCTCCTTCGGCAGCACGACGCGGGCGCGGTTGAGGGCTGAAGCGATCTCCTCTGCCAGCGGATTCTGACCTGCCACTGCTCGCAACACCAGCACAACGTCATCACCGCACAGCAGCTGAATCGGAACACTTAGCTCGTAGGCCACGCTCCACCGCCTGAACGGCGCCGGCTTGCGCTGTCGATACGGGCTCGTTCGTCGGTCCTGCTTCTTCGGATTGCTCACTTGGCACCGTCCTTGTCGGTGTGCTGGCACTCGCAGCTCCCGCCGTTGCGCTCGGCCACGCATCGGTCGCAGGGTTCGCGCCCCGCCGGCTGGTCGAGGTGCAGGAGGAGCGCGACCTGGCTCTTGCTCTCGCGCACGCCCTCGCCATAAGTGTCAGCTCCTGGAGGGCACAGTTCCTCGCCGACGGTACAGCACCACTCCTCTAGTCTTCCTCGCAGCTCGGCCAGCTCCCACGCAGCCTGGGCGTTGACGTGTTTGGCCTCGCACTCGATTCCCATCTGGCGTTTGACCACTTCCAACTCGCGCTCCAGCTCGGCGATGCGCTTCCGGTCCCGATCGCGGACATCCGATAGGACGAACTCATACGCGTCCACAATCTTCGTGCGGTCCTCGGCCAGGTCGGCCCGGGCGGCAGCGAGCGCCTGGCACCTACCGATGACGACGCGTCCGTGATGGTCTGGGTACACCTCGCACGACTCCAGCCTCGGCATGGGCGCCTCGGCTGGCGGCGCTTTCTCTCCATACACGCGAGAGCACATCTCGCAGTGACAGGCGCCCCTCGAAGACAGGACCTCCGCAGTCCCGTCGCCGCGCCAGCGGAACGACGCGTTCCTGGCTGATTCCTCGGAATCGTAGTGGCACGGATGCCCGCCCATGTCGATCAACGGAGTCCCGTCGGTGTGCAACGCGAACCAGAATCCGCGCTCGGCAGCAGGCGATTGTGATACCCGCGTGCTCTCTGCCTGCTGCGTCGGTGGCACTGGAGTCACAACAACCGGCGGCTCGGAACCAAAGTCAATTCCGGTCCAGCTATGCTTCACCATCTCCACCTGCTGCGCGCGTTCTGCGTTGTCGCGCTGGCGCTGGGCGAGCCCGAGTGCTTCGTTGAGGCGCGCGATTTCGGCGGCCTGCTCTCGGGACAGCCGGGTGATCTCGGAGATGGCATGAGCATGCTCGACTTGTCTGGCCTGCTCGCTCTCACGCCAGCGCTTGTCGGCGGCCGACCACTCTGCTGTACGCGTTTCCACCATCGCCAGCTGCTCGCGGAGGATGCGGATGGCCTCGGTGGACGCATCGTGGGCCAGCTTCGCACCATACGGTCCACGCTGAAGCTCGTCTTGCACCTTGTTCCACCTGGCGAGACTGCACAACGCGTGTTCCTTCCAGCTCGCCAGGCCATCGCGCTCCAGCAACGCCGCCGTCAGCTGGTCCTTCAGCCGCGTGATCTCCGACTCTGCTACTCGACAAATCGATTCCGAGTCACCCAACCGACGCACATAGTTTTCCATGCTTGCCTGATTCCTCAGAGCCAAGTCTTTCCACTCGTCTTGGTCGCGGGTAAGGCGCTCAATCTCCCCGTGTAGGCTCGTCGGGTGGACGTCTCGATTGATGCCAGCGAAGCTCTGTGCTCGCTCGTTCCACGCCGCGATTGCGCCGTCAGCGTCGTCTCCGTCGGGTCCGGCAGATCCGCAGTCAGAGCACTCGACGAAGAACCCGCCTCCGTCGTCGTATGGGATGACCACGTGCAGGTCGGTCCCGCCAGATTCCCCGCACCTGAACGGGCACTTTTGCATCACTTCGCTCCTTTAGTTTCCGTCTGCGTTCCTAGGCGGGAGAGGACGGCGCGGGCGATCTTGAGTTCTGCGCCTCTGTTGAATCGTGCCTCGGTGAGCAGCACCTGGAAGATGACAGCGCCCAGCTCCTCCACCGTCGGCATCTTCACGGGGCGCACAGTCGCGCGCTGGGCATCGGCGACCCGTCGAAGCACATCGCGGAGCGGCCCGTCCACGGCGTTCATGAGTCGCAGCGCCTCGCGCCCAATGTCGTCATCGCTCAGCGGCTCGACGGGAAGCGCTGGCGTCATGCCTGCCGGGCATTTGACAACCCATGGCGCCTCTTCCGTCGTGGTGGAATGCATCTTCGCGTCCTCCGACGTGTGCTCGCGGACGACGTCGGCGTATTCGGCGTCGGTCAGGCCGTCGTCGGCGTCGAACTCTTCCTTCGCGCCGGGGCCGCAGGCGTCGCGCTGCTTGTCCAGCCACGCCGTGAACTCATCGTAGCTATAATTCCACGACGTACCGTATCTGGTGAATGCCAAGCGGTAGCGCTCGTCAACCTCGGTCAGCGCCTCGCGCCTCCCCGCCTGCTTGGCGTCCTGACAGTCCTTCCACGCCGCCAACATGATCGCTTCCGCGCCGCAGTTTCCACTGATGCGAAGCTCCAGGTTGGGCATCTTGCCGACGAGTGCGGCGGGAATCTCGACAGGCTTGGCGGTCGGTGCGAGCAGCTCGCGGGCCGCGGCGAGGACTCGCAGCCACTTGACCATCTCGTCTTCGCTGCACCATCCGACGCCAAGCCGTTGCGTTGGATCATCCCAGCACGCGTGAGCCAGCTCCAGCGCCATCCGCTCGTCGCTCATGCCCTGCTGTCCCTCGGTCTGCTTCTCGGTGGTCATCGTGTCCGTCCTCCCTATCGAATCTTCTGCGCGTTCCGCACTGAGTAGAATCTCGGCGGCCACGCTCCGGCCGCAGTAAGATGGGCCATGAGCACGCTCGTCAGCGCTTCGCCCAACACCTTCGCTTCTTCTCTGGACAGGTCTGGCCAGTCTTCTGCTGGCTCGCCAACCTCGTCTCCCATTTGGACTCCGATCTCTTCGAGCACTGTATCTCCATCGAGCGCCGGCGGCGCCGGCTCAACGCATTCTCCGATCCACAGCGGCCCTTCTGGGCACTCTCGCTTAGCTTCCTCGGTCGCTGAATCCAAGTCGGTCGAATCGAGTCCGCTGAACGATTCCTCGTTGGTGCCGTAGCAATACTTGCTCATCGTGTCCGTCCTTTCGCCTTCCTGTACAATCGTGCCGGCGCTTTTGCCCTCGCGCGCTCCCTCCGGACGGCTCGATCAATCTCGCTGGCGATATGGCCAATCTCCCAATCTTGCACTGGCCACCCCCGTGCGGCCAGCCGCTTCCGCAGCTCCTCCCGTGCAGCGCGCTTCACTTGCCCACCTTCCGCGCTGTCAGCGTGACGGCGTATGCGTGATCGCATGAATCCACGGGTCTCCCTTTGGTATCCGCATCCGAGTGAAGCCAGCGTCCACACAGCAGCTCTCCGATCGCTCCGTCAGGCTCATACCACCAGGCGTACACCGTCCGCTGCGCCTCGCCCCGGGCATCCGCGAGCTGCCGGCGAATGTCGGCGACCTCGACCACCATTGCGGCCATGCGATCGTCTAGGCACGCGGTCCTGCACGCCCCATTGGCGCCCTCGAGCTCTCGCTCGATCTCGGCCCGCGCATTACGGTACGGGGCGAGCTGAGCACGCAGATCGGCGTTCTCTCGCTGTGCCTGATCGAGCTGACGTTCTGTCTCGGCTAACTCCGCGCTAAGTGACATCTGGCGCGCTAGCGGAGTGCTCACAGCTCACCTCCCAGGCTGCGGACCAGGACGCGACGCCGCTACCAGGTCGATCACGAGTTGGTTGAACGTTTGCTCTTCTCCTGTCGGGACTTCGGGCAGGATGACGTGACGGATGGCACGACCGCACAGCTTGCGTAATTCTACGATTTCCGCACGAAGCCGGTCCAACTCGTCGGAGATGCGGGTATGGCTGTGCTCCGTGTGCACGCCCTGCCGCAGAAGCTCTTCCGCTTCCGCCAGCCCAGGCGCCTGCTCCAGCGGTTGCAGCGCCAGGCGAACCTCGGACTCGGCGAATGCCACCGCCATCGATGCACTCACGTGCCCTTTGCCGAACTGCTCATCGAATCGTTCGCGCATTGTCACTTGCCGTCCCTCGCTGCTCGGAGAAGTGCGCCAGCGAGCTTCCTGACGTTTGGGCATTCGTGAGCCTGCTTGTCCAGCAGCTCCAGCGCCGGCCCCACCGCCTCGGCCACGCACGCGGCTGCGAAGGCGTCGACGGCCTTGTCGCATTCCTCAGCCGTCGCTTCGGTGTCCTGCTCTTCCATGTTCGGATTGTGCGTTGACGCAACGGCGTCGGCGTGGCTCTCGATCGCGTTACGTAGTTCCTCTCTGGCGTCGTCCTTGGTCATGGCCGCACTTCCCCATTCTCGGCCACCGCTGCAGCATCAGCCGTTGCGCGATTTTCGCTGTTTTCTCGGGCTGCGAGGCGCCCAGCGTCCGTTGTGGCTGTCGTGAGCGGACGAACAGGATACAGTGGGCATTTCGGCGAGGTACAGCCCTCTGTCTGCTCGCGCCATGTCCCGTTGCCCGGCGCCGAGTCATAGATGCATTCTCGACACATCCTGGCAATCGCCAGCCGTCGGGACGGGCGAGGCGCTCCCATCACCGCACCTTACCGCGCGTGCTGTTGAGCCGATCGATCGCCTTCTCGATTCGCAGCAGGCTGACTGGCCTAAGCGGCTGCCCGTTCTCCCATCGCCTGACCGTGTTCGGCGATACCTGCGCCTCCCCGGCGATGGCGTTGCGTTGAGCAGCCGTGAGCTTCTTGATCTGGAGCTTAGATATCATGACCGTCATCTTGAATCAAGGTGATGGGGCTGTCAAGCGCCGATTTCGAGCTGCAGCGCCGCGAACGTGCAGTCGACGCCGCACCCAAGCGAAGCCGCCAGGAAAGTCACCAGTTTCGCGTCGGGGAACGCCTCGAAGACGAAGGTGATCTCCTCGTGCTCCGATTCGTCCCTGCCCTTGACGGCCGCCGTGGCCGTCACCCCTGCGCAGTCCGCGATCTCGGCGGTCCCGTTCCCGGTCAGCGTGGCCTTCGCGTGGTAGGCGTCGATCGGGAGCACGATCTTCTTCATGTCCCTCGACTGCATTGCCTTGCGCCCATCGATCGCCGTCGGGCCCATCCACTCCGCATCGCTCGCCTCGAAGTTCTTCACCAGCTCGAACCTCACCCGGCGGATGATCGCGTCGGGCTTGTCCGGGTTCTTGCGGGCCGTGAGCTTCGCTGACTTGAGCGTTGCGGAAAATCCTGCGTCTTTCATGCTGCTTGTGTCTCCTTTGGTTCGTGAATCTAGAACGGGATCGAATCGGAATCGTCGGCTGGAGAGGCGGGGACGGCGCCTTTCTCCGTGCCCACGATTTCGATCGTCTCTGCGATGGCGTCGCCGAAGACCTTGTCTTGCCACGCCCTCCCGCCCAGCCGGCCGGTGACAGTCAGCTCGGTCCCCTTCTTTGCCGTCTTCCACTCGTTCGTCTCACCCCACAGCTTGAGCGGAACAAGCTGATCTTCCACCGCCAGAACCATCGAATAGAAGTCGCGTCCCGTCTTGCTCGTAGTCGTGATTACCCGGTCGACCTTGCCCGTGATCGTGAATGTGTTCGTGTTGCTCATCGTTCCCCTTTCGTTTGTAGCATCTCCCGTGCTCGCTTCTCGGCCAGGTGGCAACCCGCCGTGCGCCGGCCGCACTCGATGTAATCGCTCGTCGCCAGGCAGTAGCGACTGCCGTCGCCCATCGTGTGCCAGTTCCCGCAGGCCACGCAGAACTCGTCGCCGCACTCGACCTGCACCTCGACGAGGATCAGCAGGGTGCGGGTGCTCATGGTGTAGCCTCTTCGTCGCTATCATGATTTGTCATGACATCGCCGATCGCGTCCAAGTAGTGCTCCGCTGGATGTCCTGCCATCCCATGCCCTAAATCCGAATAGGGCTCGTTCGTCCACTCGACGAACAAATCCGAAATCATGCGTAGCTTCTCCGCGTCGGTCATCCGTCGTTCCTCCATGGGAGCTGGTCGTCTTGCCCTAGTCCGGTGTACAGCATGATCTCGGCGTTCCACTTCACCGCGGCTGCGCCCTTTGGTCCGTTGCGGTTCTTCCTCACGAGCCACTTGTCCACGGCCACCACTCCTCGCGCCTGCTCTTCGGCCGTCGGAATCTTCATCACCTGCTCGCCGTCCTGGTTCGTGTAGCGCGGCCACTGGTATGGGAAGATCACCAGGTCGGCAGCCGCTTCGATCTCTCCCGAGTCTCTCAGGTGAAACAGTTCTGGCTCTCCACCGTTGGCCGCCGCCTGACGGTTAAGTTGCGCGCACAGAAGCACAGGGACCCGCAGAGTGCGGGCGAGCAGCTTGAGACCCTGGGCCATCGCTGCCACCTCTCGGTTTCGGTTCTCGCTACCTTCCTCGCTGCGAATCAACCCGAGGTAGTCCACAGCGATCAGCCCGGTTTCCTTGCCTGCCGACCGAACCTTGTCGGTGTACCACTTGTGGCTCTGATCCACGAGCTGGTTGAGCGTGACAGCGCGATCGTCTACGGTCAGCAGTGACTTGGAAAGCTCTTCTCCGGCTCCCATCATCGCGTCCCACTGCTGCTTGTCCATTGGCTCGCGCTCCGAGAAGATCGACGAAGCTGCGACGCCTGAAAGCTGAGAGATGAACCGTGTTCCCATGTCGAGACGATCCATCTCGATGCTGAACAGCAGGCACGGTATCCCGTGGTTCGCGTTGTGGGAGATGATCCCGATAACGGCTGCCGTCTTTCCCACCCCTGGTAGCCCGGCCATTACGGACAGGTATCCGAGTCGCAGCCCACCGGTCAGCTCGTCGACGCTTCCAATCCCAGTGTGGATCGCGCTCTTGCTCTTCCCGTCCTTGCGCGCCTCGATCTCGGCCATCACCAACGGGAACAAGTCCGCCGCGTCGATAGGGCCAGTGTCCGCTGCAAGCGTTTTGTTCACCGCCTCGGAGACGCTGCCAGGACCCATCGCAACCGCCTGGTCGTTGAAATCTCCGGGCTGCGCAGGGATGGCAACGACTCCGTTGGATTCCTTGGCGGCTCGCTGGGCAGCGGTGAGCCCCGGGTTCCCCTTCGTCTTCTGGTCGTCGTCCGCGCAGATCACGATCTTCGCCGTCGGGTGCTTGTCGCGCAGTGCTTTGGCCACCCTGGCCAGGTTCCCGCAATCGAATGCCACGGCCACGAAGTACCCCGTCGCCTCGTGGACGCTTGCCGCAGTTGCGAACCCTTCCGCCACGCACAGGACTTGCCCGGGATCCCCGAGCTCGAACCAGAGGCCTCCCTTGCGTCCACCCGGCAAGAACCTCTTCTCCCCTTGCGCGTCGATGAACTCGACCGACCAGATCTGTCCTTCTCCATCTCGGATGGGGACCACCAGCCTACCGTCAGCGTGGATACGCAGCCCGTGAGCCTGGACACGTTTGCGATCGAGGTAGGGGTGAGATGCCTCGGCAGGCTTCGCCGCGTCCCACAGCGCATCTGCTGCGTCCTGGGCAGCCTTCTGGACTTGCTCGGCTTCCAACCTTCGTGCCGCCCTGGCGCGGTCCAGCCTCGACTTGTGCTCGAGGTACTCAGCGTTACTGAGCGTCTTCGTGTCAGCTGCACACCACGTTTGCCAACCTGACTCGCCATCGTGCCAGTCTCCGAAGGCGCCGGCCGGCAATCCGTCGGCAAAGTACACGTACCACCCGTCGCGCTTGCCCTTCTTTCCGTCGACGTGGACGCGCGTGATTTTGCCGTCCGTCCGAAGTCCGTCCGGTGGGACGAGTCCAGCTTCCGCCATCTTCGCGCGGAAGTCGTTCTCTGCTGCGATTGGGTCTATGTTGCGTAGTTCCATCAACGATACAGCCTATCTGAGCCACCCCATCTGGGCTCTTGTTTGGGTTTCTCGGAAGCAAGTTCGATCCCCTTGGAGACGTGGCTTCCGTCGCGCACGAACAACTCCAGGTCGAGGTACTTCGTTTTGGTATCGTTCTGCCCAGTGTGATACGGGCTCTTGTGGTAGCCATCGATGCACAGGAAAAGTTCCTCCACCGTGGTCCCCTCCTTCAGCCGGTCGCGGATGAGCCTCCACTCCTTCGTTCCTGGCTGCGGATCACGGAACGCCCTGGGGTGGAGTTTACGGTAGTGGTCGAACACCAAGCGGATTGAGTCGGCGTGGCAATCGCTCACGCGATCTGATCCGGATATACTCTGATCACAGACAGATAGAGTAAGAGGGATTTGCGATGCTTTAGCATCGCTGTGAGTGTTTGTGTTAGCGCTAACGTTACGCTTTTGTTTCATGATGTCGCGTTGCCTATTGCGCGTTTTCATTAGACTTTCAATGCCAGCTCCCGTCCCTTCCATCCAATCATGGAGCCGAAAACAGCCGTCGTTTTCGTCCAGAAAACCGGAAGAGAGCAGTGCGTTTATCGCAGCGCCCTTGCGTCCCTTCCACCCGGCGAAGTCCTCCAGCTCATCCACGGTGAACCCTGCCAGGTTACCGTCTTGCGCGTTGTCCGCTGCCCAGCACCACAGGTTGACGATCGGTTCGTAGGTACCCAGTTCTCGTTTCAGCATCACCGTCTTCCGGTGACGCGGGAAGGACGTGTAGAAACGAATCCATGGAACCGTCGCCATCAGCGATCGTTCTCCACCAAGTGCGCAAGCTTCCATACCGTGTCGTAGTCGCGGCATGCATGGGCGTGCGCGATGAGCTGGCGCAGGTGGTACAGCGAGACGGTCCCTTCGTGATCGATGTCGTGACACCGCTTGCACAATGTCTCAAGGTCGAAGTCGGAAGCCTGCCACGGGAGCCCGTCGTATCCGCGATGATGGACCGTCAGAGGAAGGTTTCCGCGTCCGCACCGAATGCAAGCCCACTCATCGCGCGACATGATCTCGAGCCGCTTGCGCTGCCACCTAGGATCTTGAAGTTGGTCTTCGTACCAGCTCAACGTCAACCTCCCAAAGCGTCCGCGCACTCAGCACCCCGGAGAAGTTGCGAGCCACCACGAGGGGAGGGGCGCGGACGGTTTCGATTGTTGACGCAATTCATGATGGCTCGCAATCCCGATTGAAGCACATCAGCGCCGCGGAGTCAAAGGGGAAGATGGCGGCTGGAACAGGACGCCGATCGCGCCGGTGCCCTCGGTGAGTTCGTTCCCGCCGCACGGGACGCAGCCTATGGTGGAGAACACCCATTCCGTGCGCGTCCGAAGCAGCTTCTTGTACGTTCCCTTGCCGTCGCACCACGGGCAGACGATCCGGCGCATGGGGTCTCGTGAGGCCATCAGAACAGGCTCCGTTGCCGCTTCTCCGCGGCGCTGACGGCCTCCCTGAGCTGCCGGGTAGCTTCCACCTCGGCCTGCGGCTGCGTGAGCCTGCAGCCGTCGGCGATGAGGGCGGCGCGTTCCTCCCACTCAGCGAGACACACCCCGCAGGCGCGGACAGCGTCATTCGTGTCACGAGTCTCGATGGGGACGTGGCACGGGCACGGCTGGCTCATGTTGCGCCCGATCGGGCACGTCGTGCGGTAGAGGTGCGTTGTCATATTGCCTCTCCCAACAGTGACAGTTGCTCTGGTGACCGGTGCGCCTCGGCCCAAGCGATGCGGGCACGGGCGATCTCGCAGAAGTCGGCATCCTGCTCGATGCCGGTGAACCTGTAGCGCTCGAGGGCCGCTGCCTTACCCGTGCTTCCGCTGCCCGCGAACGGGTCGAGGATGTGCCCGCCGGCCGGCGTGATGAGCTTGCACAGGTAGCGCATGAGCGACGTGCTCTTGACGGTTGCGTGCGTGTTGCGCCGTGGCTGTAGTCCGCGGTTCCTCGGGTTGTTTCCGCCTGGATTGCCATCCTTGCGGCTGTCGTCGCGCTGCTTGGGGAGAAATGCCTCGAGCCCCTCCTCTCGATCCGCGCGCGTCGCCTTGGCGCCGTAGAAGAAGCGGGAGGCGCTGCCAGTGTCGCCATCACAAACCGTATTGGTTGGCTTCAGAGGACCGCCTTCCCATGAATGGCTGCCGTTTGGATTCTTGTTTCCAGAACCCGTGATAGTCTGCGGAAACATCGCCGCGATCTCGGCGCTTCCGTCGGTGATGAGATTGGCGGGCCATCGGCCTACGCTGGTGTTTGGCAGAACATGTCCGCTTCCGAGGTCAAAGCTAGAAGCGGATCCCGACTCTGGTCTTTCGCTATGCTTGCCTCTGTTCGGACGTGGCGAGTCCGTCTCAATCCGGCACGCATTGACGTTGAGCGCCCCCGTCCCGAACTGCTCGACGTTGGCGGCGACGGTTCCAACAAGCGGCTTGCGCATGAGCCACCAGTCTTCCAACGCAGGCTTGAGCGCGGTTCCCAGCCCGCCGTCAAGGTTGAGCGACTTCGGGAACCCGGTGCCGAAGATGAACGAGACTCGGTCGCGCACCTCCCAGCCGCCGTCCTCCCAGGCCGTCGCCGTCCAGTGAGAAGTGCGAGGCAGCGCCCAGACAAGCGCATGGGCCCCAGGCTTGACGACTCGCAAGCACTCGGCGGCTACCTTGGCCATCCACGCCACCCAGTGATCGCGCCCGCCCTTGTCCTTGTCCCACGACTTGCCCATGAAGGCGATTCCTGCCGGCGGGTCGGTCACGATGGCATCGAACGAGCACGCGTCCAGTGTCGGAAGCACGGTCAGGCAGTCGCCCTGCACGATCACTTAGGTTCCTCCTTCGTGACGTGCCAGCCTTCGCGGTCACGGTACTCTGCCCACCTGGGTCCGTGGCTGGTGACGGCGCGCCAGATGTTGCGCGGGAGACGGGCGCGTAGCTTCGCGATGTTCTTGTGGCCGTCGGACGCGAGAACGACGAGGTACATGCCGTCGCTCGTGCGAACCGACTGCAGATACTTGATCGCGCCGGTCTCGCTCGGTTCGCTGATGCTGATTCGCTCCATGGTACTACTACCTTTCATGCTGCTATCGTCAGACGGATTCTAGAAATCTCAAGCTCAAGTTCGAGCTTGGCGTGCAGAATGAGAGCTGCCTCGAGCAGCTTGCCGTGTCGCCCGACCTGCCACACGCTGTTCATCGCGGTGGCGTGATCGCGTCCCCCCATCTCTGCTCCCACTGCCGGGTAGCTCATGCCGAGAGAACGCAGCAGCCAAGCAAGGACGTGCCTGGGGCCGGCGTACACCTGTGCTCGACCACCATTTAGGAGGTACTTACGTGCGATTCCGAAGTGCTCGGCAACCAATTCCTTGGCAACGTCTGCGGTTTGCATCCTAGTCATTGTGCTCCAGTGTTTTGCGAATCCTCGCGACGACGGCCATCACCTTGCGCGCGTATCGGTTGCCACCTCGACATGTCCGCGCGTTGTAGCCAGACAGCCCAGCCACCTGTCCGCCGCAGTCACGCTCACGTAGGCCGAGCCACCGTGCCCCGGTGAGGATGTTCGCGCGCGGCTGCACGAGCTCGAACAGCCCTAAGCCGTTGGCTGCCACGCCGTGCAGCTGCATGAGCCCGACCTCCCCGATGCGGCCGATGGCCCCGGGCCGGCAGCGCGACTCGCACCAGATCATCGCCACGAGGTGCAGACGTGGAACCAGGTACCGCCGCGCCGCCTCGTCGACGTGCGAAGCCAGGTACTCCCGCCCCGGGCACACCGCCGCGATCGCCCGCTCCGTCGTGGTCTGTGCGCGCGCTGGAATGCACACGAGCAGACCTGCCCAGGCAAGCGCCAGGATGACGAGGAGGAGTTTCACGGCCGGAATCCTTTCGCGGCGGCGGCCTTGAAGTCGTCGATGATTCGGACTGCGATATCGCCGAATTCCTGAGTTGTGGCCGTAACCGTATCGGCTTCCATCACCCGCTCCCATGCCTTCGCCCTAGCCACAAGCTCCCTTGCCGTGGCGACGTCCAGTGAGACGTACCCGGGTGCTCCGAGATACTCCTCAATCGCCTCGATATCCTTCATGGTCATCAGTCCAAGTCCTCCGGCATGATGTGGTTCGCGAACAGCCACGAACGGCCGACGGTGACGGTGTTCTTCCACGTGCACTCTGGCTCTCCGTGCCCATAGACTGTGCGGAAAGTGCAGTGCTCGTTGGCCCCGCCGGCAAGCGTGCGCACGATGAGACGGCTGAGGTCCTTCACTTGCCCGCCTCCTCGTCGACGGGGATCACCTCGGACCAGAGAGCGCGGCCTGCCGACACGTCTCCGGCTTTCAGCCAGACATGGTTTTCAACTCTCCGATCGATCGTCAACTCGACCTCGCCATAGACGCCCTCGAACTGCGTGCTGGATTCCTCGTCGACGAACCGCACGCGCGTCCCGGGCCGCAGCCTCGCCAGCGCCCGCGACTTCGCCGTGACATTGCCGGTGCAGCCGGCGCGCCTGAGCAGGACCATGGCCTCAACGAGCCCGCGCGCTGCCACTAAGACCTCGGTGGCTATTCCGTCCAGCCCATCGCACTCAGCCAGCTCGCGCACTTCGTCGACGAGCCGCTCGACGTGAGCAATCCTTCGCTTCGCCCGATCGATAAGCACGTCGAGGTGTGGGCGCTGCTTCGGCTTGGGCGGACCAGCGGTCGCCAGCACCGTACACGGCAGATCGCCGAGCTTGTCCGCGAGTTCCTGGAATGTCGCGGTAGCAACCGCCGGCGCCTCCGGGTACAGCGTCGTTTCGTTCCCGCTCGCGTCTTTCTCGATGATCTTCACTTTGTGCCCTCACGATGTTTCGGACAGTACCAACGATCGCTGTATTCAGCCCAGCCCGCTTTCTTCGCGCTGGACATCAGCTCACCACGAGAGACGAAGCCCTGGTCCTGTCCGTACTCCTCTGGGCAGCACGGATCCCCATTGTTGTCCTCGTGGTCGCACTGGACTATGTACAGATTCTCAATTCCCATAGTGTCCTCCTGGGGACTCTGCCGGAACTGCCCCGGCTTGCACTTTCCATTTCAGGCTGCGAGTCCAAACACCGCTGGCGGTTCTGTGTGTTGGAGATGATCGAAAATGGATCGTCTACCAGCGGTCCCACCGTTCGCAACATTCCGGCCGTGGTCGCCGTTTGCCTGACATCAGGCTGGAGGGTCGGTATTCAGTTGTCGGGAGTGCTTGCCGGTTGCTCCTTTCGATTGGTGGACCATCCGGGATCGAACCGGGCGTATGCTATTTCTGCAAATCGCTCGCACCAGCGAGATGGCCCAAGAGCCGCCGCTCCCGCATGACGCCGGTGACGAGCCGGCAGGAGGAACGGGAGCGGCGGCGGAAATCACAGTCTAGTACCTCTGCGAGTTTCGCCAGGTGAAGAAGTTCTTTCCGTATACCGCGATCATGGCGGCCTCGTAAACGTAGTGTTTGAAGTCCTCGTCCTCGTACTGCTCGGCGTGGGACTCGTTGACCACTTCTACCACCATCTTGTGAAGCTCGGAGAAGTCAGGGCTCCGGAGAGGCTCGGGAACGCTGGAGACGCTCGTCCGCTTCCGAATCTCGGCTTCGAGCTGTTCGATGGTCGCATCTGCGATGGTGGTCACTTGGCGTCGCCCTTCGGTTCGTCGGGCAGCTCGACCTTGACGATCGGCTTCTTTCCGTTGCCCAGGTCGAGCTTGGTCCGCTTGCCTTCCTCGGATTCAGTGGGTGACGGCGCGTCTGTCGACTTGACGACGGGGAAGCATTCGTCGACGGTGGCCATCCTTTCCTTGATCGAGGAAGCGAACCCTATGAGCTTCTCCATGTCTTCCAGGGTGACTGCTTCGATGTCGTCGCGCCCAACAGACGCGAGCACGCGTTCCCGAGTGGCGCCCATCTTGGCGAAGTACACGAACGCCTTGGCCCTGCGGTCCCCAAGCGTCTCGGCGTCGCCGATAGCCACCTTGCGCGCGAAAGCGTCCAGCTCTTGGATGTACGCGCGAGGAATTACCCGGAAAATGGCGTCGCGCAGAGCAATCGAGCTGGCCGCGTTCTGGGTCATCATGATCATGTCCTCACCAAACCGCTGCCCGTTGCGGTTGGTGATCCTGCGCTTCTTTTCGACGGTGACACGCACGTTCTTTTGCAGGTCCCACGCCACGCCCTGGCTCGTGACTTCGGTTTCGTTGACGTCGACTGGACGTGCTCCGATGTGGATGTTCCCGTAAGCGCTAGCCGCGATCTCGGCGAGTCTCACCGACGGTCCTGTGATGCTCTTGCCGTCTCCGCCACGACGAGGTGGGAGCGTGTAGAAGCACATGGCGGCCACGTCTTCGGAGCGGGCGATCATCGACTTCGCCTCGTTGATGAAAGTGCCAATCTTGCGCGGATATTTGTGGGCGGCGTCCAGCTGGCTTTCCACCTCGCCCTTTGCAATGGCGGCGAGCCCGCCTGGTTGGACCACGGTCATTGCCTCGGATTCGGTTGTCTCCGCGTCGATGGCGTCTTGCAGATTTCGTTCTTCAGACATGGTCACTTGATCCTTTCCAATTTGAGCTTCGAGACTTTCCCTTGAGTGATTGCGCCGACCGCTTCGAGTTCGGCGGCCAGCGCGCGCTTGGCCTTGGAGCCGTTGCCCTTGCCGGCTTTCTTGGCTACGGCTTCCTCTGCGTCGCCGATGCTCACAGAGATGCATGGGGCCAGCTCGTCGGCGTCCAACTCCCTGTTCAGTACGGGCCAAGCCTTCAACGTGTCGACCTTGCGTGGCCCGTTCTCCTCGACCAAGTGTAGCACGTGGCCGTCTCCGCTCAACACGTCGCCGCGCCTTTCGACCTCCATGCGCGTGCTCTTCTTTGCCGAGTCGAGCACTGCAGACAGCACCGCGAGCCGGCGGTGGAAGTCCACGAGCTGGGCTGGCTCCATCGCGGTGACGTCTGGAATCCCGACGGTGGTCAACACCTCGACGTCGCGCTTGACCAGCTGCCGTTGGGCCGGGCACGTGGAAAGGCGCGGGCAATGGGCGCAGTGGTCCCCGGTGCAGAACTTGCCGTCCCACTTCTCAATGCGCTCCCGTCGCTCGCGGTCCCACTGCTCGGCTCGCTCACGGGTGACGGTGTAGCTCTCCAGCTCCTGGGTGCGCGGCCATCCGAAGTGAACGGTCACTGTGTCCACATCGGGATACTTGCGTAGGACCAAGAAAGCGTAGCCGAAGCCTTGGTGCTTGTGGCTCACGTCCTTGCGCCCAAACTTCCAGTCATGCACCACAGCGGCGCGCTTGACGGCGATGACGGCTAGTCGGTCGATGTGCCCGGTGAGACCATCGGACGCAAGCTCCACCTCGGCCTCGCTGTCTGGCATCCATGCGCTGATGTTCTCGCGCCACATCTTGGCCGCGGTGAAGTACCCGATGCGCGCGTCGGCGCTCAGCTCGTCGGTGAGGTACTTCGGAGCGTCGCCGTCTGGCCAGCTAGCCATCAGTCGGTGGGCATCTGTCCCGTCGTCGGCTGCGTCGTTGTACGTGTCGATGAGCACGCCGTCGTCGGTGCGGCCTGAACCGTGGCAGAGCATGAGCCGCGGGAGCGATGAGCACCTCACAGCGACACCGCCAGCAAGAGCGCCAGGCCGAGCACGCACGCGAGCAGGTCGAGGCGGGTCACTTCCGCACCGGTCGCATGATGTACCGGTTCTCGTCGTCGCTCCGTGGCCAGTCGACTACCGCCACCTTCTCGCAGTCGCTCCCGTCGTCGTTCTGCAGGTCGAAGCCCATGCCGGCGACTTCGGAGATGGCCGCGCTGGTAGCCAGGTCGGCAACTAAGAAATCGGTTGGAAAGTCGGTAAGTGACAGCCACGTCTCTTTCCCTTCTGTCCAGGCGAGTCCACATGTACCGTGGCCATTCTGCCAATCCATCGCCGCCATCAGCAGCGCGTCGGCCAGTCGTTCTTTCGTCACAGTGCAGCCTTCCAGATTCTCCAAGCGACCAGTGCGGATACTGGCCCGGAAACCGACATCGCCCACGGTCCGATCGACCACGCTATCGCGCAGACGCCGCCACACATCACTGCGATGATTGACAGCACCACGAGAACGCCGAACACTGACCAGCCTCTGATACTCGTTGCTTCCCACAGCCTATAGTACAGATTCATGAGTTACCGTCCTTTCCGTTGTCGTCTCCGTCCAAGTCGATCTCGGTGTATGGCTTGTCCTCCTCGTACCCGACCAGTTCCCACTGGGTCCATCCGAGCAGTTCGAGCGCCAGTTGGAACGAGCGCTTGCCGGGAACGAAGCTCCCGAACGTCTGCACCTTGATGTCGACGGTGGACGCTTCGCCGCGCCTGAGCCTTGCGCGGATGATCATGTTGCCTGCTCCACAGTGACACGGTAGATGTGATGCGGCTTCCCTGTGCCATCCTCGACGTCTGCGAGCAGCTCGTCTGCCTTGCTGGCTGACTCTACCTCTGTTCCCTCTTGCAGCTGCACCCACGCGTCTTCGAGCGATTCTGCGACCACGTATTTGAGCTTCATGTCGTTGCCTTTCTCGAGCCCCAGCCGGGGACGCACCCACGCGTCTTCGAGCGATTCTGCGACCACGTATTTGAGCTTCATGTCGTTGCCTTTCTCGAGCCCCAGCCGGGGACGTCGTGCGCTGCAATCCAGTCCTCTGCCTCGGCCGATTCGACGAATCCGAGCGGGACGCCGTTCTCGGCCACGACCTTGCCAGTCTGACGGTCCTCGATGTGCCAGAGCGAGTCCTCGTCGTCGCGGCGGATTTTGAAACGATGATTGCGGCTGATGAGGAAGGTCACAATAGCACCTCACGCAGCTGTTCGTAGATTCTGAGTGACAGCGAGATATCTCCGGTAGTGCCGCGCATGCTCTGGCAGAATCCAACAGCATCCCCAGATGCAAGCATGAACAACTGAACCCTCGTCAACGTGTCGAACCATTTCTCCAGCGCATCGTCAGTGAGAGGCATATAGATAGATGTCACTGGCCTACCTCCAAGCGATTCTCAGGATGACCCACAACATCGCGTCGAATGCGCTGGCGAAGATCGCCGGGTTACCATCAGCAAACAGCGTCGGCGTTCGTGTCATGCGGTCGACCACCGAGTAGAGTCCGCCGGCAGCGACGACGATGTAGGGGCCGAGGTATGCGGCGGATGACGTCACGGCAGCACCTTGAGCGCGTCGACGATTGCGCGGGCCTGAGCTGCAGTCAGGGAGTCCGCGTGCAGGTGGATACCGGACGCGCTCGATGTGATTTCCAGCCGCTTCGGCGCGTCGACGCGTAGCTTGTCGGCGGCTGATTTCCAGGCCGCATCTGCGGCGTTGCACTGCGCTCGCTCCGCATCCTGGCGATCGTAATACCCCTGGAGCTCGACGAGCAGCTTGACGATCTTGTCGGCGTCGATCGGGCGCTTGCAGTCGTTGACGCTTCGGCGCCTAGGTCCGGCCACGGTGAGAGCCTCGAACCGCAGCTCGATGTGGCCAGTGTAGCGTAGGCGCCACATGGTTCCCGTCATGTGGGCTTCTCCGTGCACGCGGCATGAGGATGACGTGCACCCGGCGGCCGTCGCCTTGTCGTTGATCTCGTCGGCCAATTTGCGCGCGCGATCGTTTGCAGGTCCGCCGATCTTGTCATCGAGCACTAGAGCACCTCCTTGATCGCCTTGCCCACGTCCTCTGCGGCCATCCGCAGCACCTGCCCCCAGCTCGGCTCACGGTCTGGCATAGCCGGCCAGTCGGTCCTCGTGACGTCGAGACCGGCGCGGTAGTCGTCGAGCGAGTATACCTGCGCCTCGGTCCGCGGCCCGAACTCTGGAAACAGCGGAGCGGTGGCGTCGTGCGCGTCTACCAGCTCGGCGAGGCGCGCGTCCATGCTCGCGATCTGCACGCGGTCGGTGACGTCGTTGTCCATCTGGCGATCGACGATCGCGCCGTCGTCGAGGTCCGCGAGCTCGCTGATGTTCTCGGTCGCAAGCCGGTCGCGATCGGCCTGGTCATCCTCGTGCCGAATCTGGCACGCATCGTAATTGCATCGACGCATTGTCACTCTCCCCTTTCCGTCAGCTGACGATCGGCCTCGAACGCCAGGCGGAATAGATCGATCAGTCGCTCGTTGTCTGCCTGCCGATCGCGCTCGGCCTGTGTCGGCATATCGAATGGTCGCAGGTCGCTGTCGTGCAGGTCGCGGTACGTCTGCTCTCGGTGGCTGTGGCTCATGCTACTTGCCTCCCTTCGCGGCGATCTTCTTGCGCTCGGACGCCAGCTCGGCCATCACCCGCCGGTGGGCTGCCATGTCTGCTTTCGTCGGGCGGAATGTCGTCATCTTCGTCATCGTGTCCTCCTGTCCGGCAGCCCCGCGATCGGTCGTGAGGCTGCCGCGCACGAGGCGCGGGCTGGCTAGACAGGCTTCTCCGTGAGGACCTCCCGTGAGTAGTGGCGCTGCTCGGCATGTCCCATCGGCGTATCAGTCCAGTGCACCAGGATGCCAAGCTCGTCGATTTTCTCGACGGTGCCAGCCCAATGTATCTGCCCGTGGCATGGGCTGCAACGCAGATAGACCTTCTGGCCAATCTCGATCGTCGTCTTCGTCATCGTCGTGTCCTCCTTCTTCGGTCCGGTCTGCGGCGCTCTGGGAGAGTCGCAGACCGCGCCGAAGCGCGGGCGGCTAGCGGTATCCTGCGCGAGCCCGGCGAGCCTTCTGGGCAGCGCGGAGTCGCGCGGTCGGCTGGAAGGTGGTCTCGGCCACGCGCAGGCTCGCACAGCCTGGGCACCAGCCGAGTCCCTGGGCGGACTGCGCATTGGTCGTGCTCCAGAGCTCGCCGGCTCGCTCTCCCTTGCCGCAATCCTCACAAATAAGTGTCGTCGCCTTCGTCTTCGTCATGTTCATGTCCTCCTGAGATACATACTAGCACCGTGTATTCCCGATGCAAGAAAAATCGACATAACCCACTAAACAACGCTATCTTGACGCGTCAACCAGTCTCATCCTGGCCCAAACGGCGTAGCTAAGACCGGTGAGTCTTGCCTTTTCGTTGCAGGCCTGCCGTTCATCTTTTGTCATCGGGACATGAGTAGATACCCATCCTTCCCTGAGGTTTGCGTGAGACTCAGAGCCACCCTGAATATTGAACAATTCCCCGTTCTCTCGATAAAATGCAATCCACTTCTTCTCAGAAGTACCGGCGTTGTCATCGTCGCATTCTTCAAGGACTTCTACGATCGCCATAGATCCAGAAGCTTCAAGTCCCCTAAGCCAATCGTCCTTGGCACTTCTTCCCTTCCTGGGATTCCCATATGCTGCAGAGATGTGACTTGACAACCGCGTACCGATGTGGCGAGTCTGCCCGATGTATTTGACCACACCATCTCTTGGATCTTTGAGTGAGTATATGTAGACCATGGCTACACTCCCAACGCTGACAGTGCCCTTCTGGCTGCGTCAGTCAGTACCTTCCCGGCCCATGTGCTCACCGGTAGACGAGCGCTGTTTGCTGCTCTCTGAATCGATTCCTTCTCGTCTTCAAGCAACCACACCGATACGCATTTCGTCTGAGAGTCTCCTCGGTCCTTCTTTGGTCTCCCTGGCTTTTTGTTCATGACGACACAATCACATGGGATGCGAGAAAATGCAAGATACATTACCCGGCGTGTCCTCGCGACACCGCCTGGCCAGTGACGAGGCGGCCTTCCGCCAGCACGCGCGGCGCACGGCGAGCTTCTGCGCCCTGCACTCGAGCCGCTCGTGACCGTCTGTGCGCAGGCGTCCCTTGCCGCGGCACTCGGTGCACGCGCCGACGAATCGCGGCTCCCCCGCATCGGTGTACGGCCCGGTGGAGCCGCGCCCGTCGCACTGCCAGCACCGCTCCCAGCGCATCAGTCGACCTCTGCCGGCGCGAGCCCGTCGGCGTGGTCGGCGGCGCTCAGCAGGTCGTAGGCCAGCGCGCGGGCGTCGGCGGCCGTCATGTGCAGCGAGACCGACGCAAACGCCTGCCCCCGCACGGTGGGATTGCCGGCGCTGACGCTCACGTTAGCACGCGACTCCGGGCAAGCGGGAGTCGCGTGGACGTGGTAGCAGGATGATTCGAGGATCATCACGCCACCCCCTTGGTCACGCGCGCCACCGCCTCGGTGCGCGCGTCGAAGTAGTCGTCGCGGATTTGCGTCCGGCCGTCGCTCCCGGTCACCACCCAAGAGCCCGGCCGCGCGAGGGAGCGGCGAATCTGCGCTGTGCGCGCGCCGCACGCGAAGTCCGTCCCCAGCGCGTGCACCGTCCTGATTGTCTGCGTAGTCGTCATGGCTACCTCGCTCCTGCGAGAGCCGCCGCGACGTCACGCACTCGCGCGACTTGCGACGGCTGGCACCACGCCAGACCGGTGTCGACATCGACGTCGAGTCCCGGCACCTGCGATGCCAGGTGCATGAGCGCGCTGATCGGAAGCGCGATGTGCAGTCGACCGGTGCCGACGTGGCCGCGTCCGACCTCGCATACCGTATCGCACTCGCCGTGCAGGTGGTCGTACTCGTCTCGGATCATCGATTGTCGGATTGTCTGCGTCGTCGTCATGTGTCGTCCTCCTGAGTCTCGGTCCCGGTCCACCTCCGACTGCTCGGGGGCAGACCGCGCACGAGGCGCGGGTGGGCGGGCTACTCGCGCGTCCGCCACTCGCCGTCGGTCGCCGGCAGGCAATTATTCCACGGCTCGAAATTCTGCGCCTCGTCGTCGGCGTCCATGTACAGGTCGCACTCGTCGTGGTACGCCTCTATCTCAGTCACTATCAGGTCGTCATCATCATCTGTCACCTCGCAGGCGTGAGCGTGGTCGCGGTATCCGGCCATCCGGGCCAGCGCATCGAGCGCCTCGCCCGGGCTCGATGCCTCGATGGGCCCCATCTCCACGCTGGTCACTGGCTGCACGATGCTGTAGAGATTGGTCGCCATGCTACTCTGCCCTTCCGAGGCCGAGACGACGGCCTCCGATGACGATCTTGTACTCGCAGCCCATCTCGCGGCGGTACGCCATCGTGGCGTCGTATGCCTCTTGGGAAATTTGCAGGTCGCGGGCTGTCACCTTGTGTCGAGTGTCCAGATCGTACAGGTACGTAGTGGTCGTCGTCGTCATCGTCGTGTCCTCCTGAGATACATACTAGCACCGGGATTATCCGTGTCCAGAAAATTCAACGGGGCTATGTCGATTTGCTCACGATGCGTCACGTGCCGTCGCTGACGCTGCGTCAATCACGCGCCGGAATACGGTATGCCTGATCGGTCAGATCGACCCCGAGGCTGCGCAGACCTGCCCGGAGCGTGTCGCTCACGCTCAATCCTCGCACGTGAGCGGCTCTCTCGACGATCGGGCGCTCCGTGGTCAGCAGGTAGCAGATAGCCCGCACGTCGCGCGTGCTGCCAGCCGGCTTGGCGGGACGTCCTGGCTTCCGTGAATCAGGACTCGGATTGTCTCGTTTCGATTTTTTCATGCTCGGATTATTAGGCGGCATGGCGATGCGAAAGTCAAGCCCCCATCGTCTCCAAGAACTCGTCGACCGTCTCGTACTGGACGATCGCCGGCAGGAAGTGGAACACGTGCACCCTCGGCCCAACGATGCGCAGGCGCAGCCCGTGGTGTGCAGCCCACCCCATCTCGAAGTCCTTTCCCCCGCGGCCTAGTTGGTCGTCGGAGAACAGGACGAACCAGTCCGCTTTCGCGATGTCTGCCAGATCGCATTCGGCCATCAGCGCCGCATCGTCCGGCACCGCGGGCCCGGGGGCGTCCAGCCACCGCGACGTCACGACGTGCCCGGAGCGCTCGAGCCTGTCCCGGTACACGAGCAGCTCGGCCTGGCGCTCGAACCTGCTCGCAAGATACAGCGTGCTCATTGTTCGTCCTCTCCGTGCGTCTCGCATAGGCCCCAGCGCATGCAGCCACCCTCGGGAACTGGCGCAAGCAATGGTAGCTGTTTCCCTCCTCGAACCGTGCGCGACCACATGACGACATTGTCGATCGCCATTGCTCCATTGCGTCCTGGTTCTCCACGTCCTTGGAAAAACGTGGCGATCGGGTATTGGTACCTGCCAGGATCGGCAGCGTTTCGCCGTTTACGTTCTTCCATGCATTCTGCTTCTAGTGCCCTGATTTCGTCGATGCGTTCTGGGCAGTTCTTGGCGATGAGACGGATTTCTTCCTTGCGCGCGAAGATGCACGGATAGCACCCGACGCGATCGTGCCCACGGTGATAGAGCGGATTCATCCGGACGCCATGCCGGTTGTGGATTCGGATCACGTCCTCAACGGTCCAGGACAAGATCGGGCGCCATACCCAACCTCCCCACGAACGATCTCCTACGGGTTCGTCCTCAAGCACCGCCATCTTTGCGCGCGCGGCAGACTCGCCAGCTCTCACGCCGACCACGCAGACGGTTTCCCCTTCGGACGCCTCGATGGCATCATGGTACTTGCGCAATGGCTCTAGCTTCAATTCGCGCGTGCACCATCGCTGCATCCTGGCCGGGAAGCCGGCGCGCTTTCGGATCTTCTCGACCATGCCTCCCGGGACGTCGACGACGTCGATGGGGCCGAGCTTGGCGCGCAGATAGTCCAGGTGCTCGTATGTCTCGGGAGCCTCCCATCCGGTATCCGCGAAAACCATGCGGAATGGGATGCCGGCTTCTCGCAGCGCCAGGGCAACTGCCGTCGAATCCTTCCCTCCGCTGATGGACAGGACAAGGATCAATCCTTGGATCTCAAGCTGAACTACAATCGGTGACATCCGACATCATCCATGCGTTGGCGCTCGAACCGGGCGGCGAGGTAGAGGGTGCTCATTTCAGCGTCTCCCATGCAAGTCGTACCACTGCCGGAACTTGGCCGTTTCCAATGGCTCGCACCCTGTCCATCCTATTGGCCAGCCGATGAACCATTCGATCCAATTTGGGCTCAGATGAGAACCAGCCTTGCACCCTATCGCCATTGGGAGATCCTTCTCGTAGCCTTTTCTCGATCTGTTGGAGCATCCCTTCCAATCTCGCGACTGGATGGTTGGAAGCCACAACCCAGATTCTTTCTCGTCGGTGAGGTGCTCCGACACAACAAGCCCCCAGCACTCCCCATCTCGCATCAAACCCCAACGCGGCCAAGTCTCCGAGAACTCGTCCAAGCCCGCGCCCAGTGAGCATTGGCGAGTTTTCCACGAGTACGTGCGCGGGTCGTACCTCGCCAATGATGCGAGCGAACTCCTTCCACAGTCCCGAGCGTTCCCCGTCGATTCCTGCGCCCTTCCCGGCTGCGCTGATGTCCTGGCACGGGAAGCCGCCAGAAATGACGTCAACAGCTCCTGCCCATGGGCGTCCGTCGAAGGTACAAACATCATCCCAAATGGGGAACGGTGGCAAGTGGCCTTCATTTTGGCGCTGCATGAGTCGTCTGGCGCAGAAGGCATTGATCTCCACGGCGCAGACGGTTCTCCATCCGAGCAGGGTGCCGCCGAGAATTCCGCCTCCAGCGCCTGAGAAAAGTGCCAGCTCATTCACGCCGACTCCTGGAACGTGAACCGCGCGGCGAGGTAGATGGTGCTCACGGTTTCCTCGCGGCGTTGGTCTTCGTCCATTTCGATCCGACTTCTTTGGGCTCCGGCTCTCCCTTCGATTCAAACCATCGTTTTCCCCTGCACAGGACGCTGGCTCGCACGGCTCCAGGAGCCGCCCCGCCGAATCTTGGGCAATCGCTGAATGAACCTTTCCCCGTGAACGCGATCGCCGAATCCGCGCACGATCCAAGGGCGCAGCTCGATTTCGAGCCGAACGGACAAGCAGAGTAGGCATCGACGGTCCCATCCCACGAAATGTATCCGGTGACGGCGTCGTGCAGAGATTCGTACTCCGCTTGCGCGGACGTGGCTTTCGGCTGCTTGCTCACGGCTTCACCTCCCGCTTGCAGGTGTGGCCGGACCTGGTCTGATGGTACACGTCCTCCATGTAGCACTCATAGCAGTGCTCGCGACGGTACCGAGCCCACCGCGCCTGTACGGCCTTGAGCGCGCGCTGGCTGCGTTCCTCGGGCGTCAGGCGGGCAGCGGACGCCTTGCCGCCGGCCGAGGCGCGGGCGCGAAGCTGGTCGCCGTCCATGGCCTTGGCTGCGGCCTTGCCGCCCTTGCTCGCCCCTAGTGCGGCGAGGGCCCGGCCGGCCTCGGTTGGCGTTGGTTTGCTCATGATTCCTCTTTCGTTGAGAGACGGCCATCGCCGTCGATTACCAGACCTTCAATCTTCCCGTCAGAAATCAGCTTGTACAGCGAACCGACGGCGCTGGCCGGCGTCGCGTAGTGGTGATGAATCGAGTCGATCGCCTGCTTGACCTTGCACCCCGGGTGCTCGCGCACGAACCGACGAAGCTCACCACAGGTCCCGCGGAATGGTGTCCAGTAGCCTCCGCCGGCGATCCCCGCAACGGATGACTTCTGGGCCTCGTTGAGCGAGCGAAGGATGTGAGACGAATCTACCCGTCGGAGAAACGCCGGCTTCTCATCTTCTCGTGCATGGAGCGGGTCGTACGCTGGATGGGAACCGCCTCGCACGTATAGAGTCCCAATTCCAAGCTGCTTCAGGAACCGCCCTGCGAACGATCTGTGCATCGGGTGCGAGTCGAATGGGACGGCGATCGAAACGTAGTGGGAGCGCCCGATCCATCCCGCGGCCTGGTCGAGCAACCGCAGCGACAGCGCCGCCTTGACCTCGACCACCCAGAGCAGATTTCCTCTGACCCCGACGATGTCGGCCCGTGGCCCTCCCACCACGACCTCCTGGTAGACCTCCCACTGGTACTCTCGCAGGTATGCCACGACGGCTTTGGCCAGCTCAGTCTCGGGGATCCTGGGTCGCATCGAAAATGCACACTAGCACGACTAGGTGAGATTGGCAAGCCTGCTAGCAACTGCTGAGCAATTGCAGAGCAACTGCAGGTCCACCGCGAAAGTGCAGGCCATGCAGGTTGCGCAGCGTCATGCGGCGGACGTTCCAGGCCCGGAGGCCACCCACCCTATAAGGGGACTGACCACTCCCTGCAGCTAGCAGCTAGGCTCTGCAGTCCGCGTTTCGCGGGTTGGCTCGGACCACGACAGACCTGTGGGATCTGGCCTGTCGACGTTCTTGCCTTCCGTATTCGCTCGCACCCGGGCCGTTGCTTTTCGGCGACCCTACCGTTCCTTCTCCGGTGCCTGGAAACACCTGGTTGCCACCATTCAGGCCTACGGTTATGCGATTCAGCCCGGCATGGTGTCGGTGCAGACGCAATGCCTGCCACGCCACGTACCTCCGGGTCAGCGACGATTTCGGCTGCCGCCGTTGTGCGCAGACCTCGCGCACGGATGCGATCCAACAGCGCCTTGCCGTGGCGCCAGGAGTGGTCGGCTTGCACCGACTTTGGAAAAGTGCTACGGTTCCCATAAGGTCTAGTCCACCTCAAAGTCTAGAGGAGCCGGCTCCCGAATGCAAGGGTGTCCGGCTCTTCGGCTGTCTGGGCCCAGACGTGCTATCCTTTCCGTCATGGCCACCCTGCTCGTCCACCAGTCCGACCTCGTCGCAGCGCTCGACTCCGTCACGGATCCGGCCAGCGAAAACTACCTGTGCCTAGTCGACGTCGACAAATGGGGCGCCTGCCAGCCTGGGCACGCGTTCAAGATCAATGCGCGCGACCCGTTCGAGAAACCGCTCCCGGTGGAGCGCTTCCACTACCTGCCAATGGCGCTCGCTGTTCCGCCGAGGTGGCTGTAGATGCCCGACCTGTTCACCGATCCGAAAACGCCGACACCGTCCCCGCGCGCTCCGCTCCCGCCCGACAGCCCGGGGAACCGCTGGGCGTACGACTTTCGCGGGATCCAGGTGAACCTGTGGGGGCTGCGGCCTGGCGAGGATGGGCGGCCGGTCACACCGCGCGCAGGCTCGTCGGCGTAGGCGCGCCGGCTGCGTCTGCGAGGCGCTCCGGTGTGTCGACGCCCTCGGCTGCCAGGGCGGCCAGTACGCGCAGCAGGGGCCCGCGCACGCGCTTGGGGCGCACTCCAATGAGTACCATCTTGACCGTCGTCGGTGAGACATCGGCCTTATCGCATACTCGGTAGATCAGTCTGCGGTCGGCGAGGGCCTGGACGGTGGTCATGCTGCGCGCCTCGAGGAGTCCGCAGGCTGGAGCTCGACCAGCACGGGACGGGCCTGGCCGGCGGCGTCCACGATCACGAGCTCAACCACGTCCTGCTCGGCCGTGCGGCGGGCGGCTACGCGCTCGTCCCCTTCCAGGATTGCGACGCTCGATGCGGTTCTGTTGCGCTTGTCCATACTGCTCAGCTTGGCCAACTTGGGCAGGTTTGTCAAGCACCTACATTGACAGAGCAGAAACATGTGGCCACTATTACCTCGCAGTGCTGACAACAAAAGACGCTCATTCCGGGTGCCCGGCGCTGCGTGGAGGTCCATCGATGTTCCGATTCGCAACGCTCGCGCTCGTCATCCTGTTCGCTTCTCCCGTCCTCGCCGGCCCGCCTCGGCTGGGAGCCTACCGGTTCCCCGAGGCCAAGATCACGTGCGGTAAGGACTGCCGGGACCGCGTCCGGCTGGCGCGTACGATGGACGGAGTAGCCGCGGGCAAGCTCGTGGTGTGCAAGTACACCGAGGAGAAAGCGGTATGGGTGCGGCTCGCCGGAGGAACCGGCGACCAGTGCTGGCGGGTTCCCATCCCGCAAGGGCGGCTGACCGGATGGCGAAGGTAGCAATCTGCCGAGTCTGCGGGCACGAGGCCCACGCCGGGAAGTGCGTGCGCCTCACCCCGCTGGGAATCGGCTGGACGATCTGCAGGTGCGGGGTGCGCGCGGATCCGAAGCGCCGCAAGCCGACCGTCAGCTAGCCAGCCACGACACGGCCACTCCGACCGCGTAGCCCAGGCTGACGAGCATGGCGAGCAGGGCCATGAGCTGCACGGCGCGCTCTGTGCTCATGGCAGCGGCTTCCCGCACCTCGAGCACCAGGCATAGCCGAGGTCGTTCCGCGTGCGTGAGCCATCGTGCGTGCAAGCGAGCAGGGATTTCCGGTGGTCCTCCACGCGCTTCCGCCACCCGTTGGCAACGTCGGCTGGCTTTGGTGGCAACGGCGACGGCTCCTGGGTGAGCACGCGGGCGTGCTTCTTGCGCAGCTTCTCCGTCCAGTCGATGTCCATGCTCATGGCTTCACCGCCGATCTGGCCAGAATCTCACGCTCGCGTATCAGCTTCTCTCGCGTGCGCAGGTACCATGTCACCGCATCCTCGACGGAGCGCAGCCGCATGACCGGAGCCCCGCGCCACTCGGCCGCGAACTTGTCCTGGCCTTCGGATGCCTCGTTGGCCTGGTGATGGACCTTTTTCGCCGACTTGCACTCGACCTGGAAGTCGTGGCCGAGGATGCCGACGAGCAGGTCGGGCTTGTTGTGGCCGGCGTCCCCGTCGTCGCGGACGCTCGCCCCTAGCAGCCGCAGCCGGTCGCGGATGGGGGCGTGGGTGACGTCGCGCCTGCCGTGGATCATGTGCCCATGTACCTCGTCGCGTGCTTCACCGGCACGCACGCGCGCTTCCACGGTACCCCGACGGCGCGTACCTGCTCGCATCGCGGGCACATCTCCCATTTGGTGTCCGACCACTTCGCGACGACGGGGACGGGCTTTCCGTGCGGCTCGGCGATCACCCGTGCCCCCGCAGCTTGAGCAGCAGTCCGACCGCCGCGACGATCACATTGACGGCGCCGAACACCGCCACGATGATCGCCAAATTCCTCGTCTGTTGTTTCGCCGCCCCTCTCGCCTCTGCCTGTTCCTCGCGAATTGTTCCCATTGCATCTCCTAGGTTCTTGTCAGCATTCCTAAGTTCGTCGATGGCTTCCCAGACCTTGCAGACCGGGCCGCTGTTCTGGCATTCCTTCTCGTGTTCGAGCGCGACCGACATGGCTTCGTGGCGAGCCACCGCGCGCATTCGTTCACCGTTCTCATTCACCGGCGTAGGGGTGCGCGGCTGCTGCTCTCTCAGATCATGTCGGTTCATTTGTCAAGACTCCTCGGCCGTCCGGCCGTGCTGCGGTTGATTCTCTACGGGCAGTCTACCTCACAGGTTGCCGCCGTCGTCAAGCATGCCACGTTCCAAGGTGCGATACGATTGGCGTTCAAGCAGACCTGCTCGCAGGTGGCGCCCATCGGCGTAGGCGTGGCCCAGACGCACGCGAGCGCGTTCCCTCGGTCGCACGCGGTGGCGCATGTCGCGGACGTGGGGACGGGGGCGGGAACGGCGCAGGCGCCGAGCAGGATGCAGGCAAGCGTGAGTCGTCTCATGGCAACCTCGGTGATGGGGCCACCGGCACGATCCATCGATCGGCCGATTGGGCCAGGTAGTCGTACGAGAACCAGCAGCAGCCCGTCTGGAGCTCTGGGTCGCCCCAGTCCCCCCAGGAGTTGAGCACGAGCACCTTGCGGGAGTCGCGGTCGTGTCCGATGGCTGTCAGCGCGTGGCCGCCGGCAACCGTGCCCGGCTTTGGGGGCTCGATGATGCCGCTTGGGTAGGTCGAGCAGAATTCCTCGCTCACGTCTACGCCGAAAACCACCGGGAACCCCGCGGTCAAGGCGCGCTCCATGTCGATGATGAACGCGTCCCCCTGCGAGCTGATGGGGTGGTACTGCACGCCGATGTCGCCGCGCAAATCGAAGGCCGCTCGGTACACGTCGGGGCCTGGAAGCTTGGCGAAGCGCTCGATCGCGTAGGGCCAGCACTCCTCTGCCGGGACGCCGATCCACGCGGCCATATCGACGACGGTGGCAATGTTCGTTCCCACGTCGCGGTCCTGGCTGCCGTCCTGGACGCGCGCCCAGTAGTAGAGAGCCAGGCGAGACGCGAAGGTCGGGTCAGTCTTCCCGGCCCGCACCTGTGCGGCACGGATGGCCTGCACGACGGCGTTAGCGGTGCAGCTTCCAAGCCGCCCCTGATCGAGCACCTTGCAGAGCGCGTAGAGGTTCGATGTCGGCGCGGCCTCGACGTCTGCCAGCACCGAGTCGCCCGCCTCTGGCCCGGCGCACTTCAGGCGCGCGAGCTGGTGCGGTTCTGGTTTCTTCCATCCAAGTGCTCTGTTCATGGTCGATACACCTCCAAGTTCCAACGTCTCCAAGCCCGCGCGACCCCCACGGCCAGCGGGCGGAAACCAGTCTCCAGCATGTACGCGTACGCCTCGCCGCGTGTCCAGCCGTATCGGTAGCGCACGACCATGCCGGAGAGCAGGCCGGTGCGCTCGCGGCCGTTCACGCAGTGCCAGAGCACCGGGTAGGTCACATCGGCCGCGATGGCCCGAGCAATCCAGTCGAGGGCGCGCAACTCCTCATCGCTCGGCCCGCGCCAGATCTCGACGATGCCCCAACCATCAGTGCGCGGGTGCAGGCACATCCGGTAGACCTGCAGGCCGGCGGACTCGCCGCCGCGGTCGTTGTTGCCGTCCCCCTCGTCATCGCAGTCGAGCTTGATGACGGTGGCCACGCCGAGGGAGCGCAGGTAGCCCCACTGCTCGACCGTCGTCGGCTGGCCTGAGCGCCACGCGTGCGGCGTGACCTGGCGCAGGTTCGGGATGCCCGCTGTGGTAGGCATCGTCGCGCATCCGGCAAGCAGAAATCCTAACACGGCCGCCATCGCGAGAAAGATCAACAGCGGAACCCATCCTAGTGGGTTGATCACGCGCGCCGCCTTTCCGTTGCCGCCGCGAACCAGGCCAGGACCACGCAGACCGGGAGCGCCGCGGCCAGGATGGCGAAGGCAAGCGCGCGCTTCACGTCGCGTCCTTTGGAGGCGCGGGTGGGCTCGCCAGGTTAAGCGCTGCGAGCATCGGGCGCGCTTTCGGGAGTGCGCGGGCAAGGCTACCGAGAATCAGCGCCACCGCCCCGAGTACGCGCGAAACTGGCACGAGCCACTCGACACCCGTTCCCGCGAGCGCAGTCGATGCGCCAGCAATGTCTGGCCCGAATTCTGCGGCGAGGCCAAGAACCAGCAAGACCGTGTTCAGGTTGAGCTTCTTTGCGATCATTGATTGGTGTCTCCTACGGTGTCAGCGTTGCCCAAGCGATTTGGTAGTCATACCCTCCTCCGGTACCAGGAGTCTCTCCGCCTACGAATACCAGAGATGTGTTCGCGAGCAACTGAATTTGGTCTTGGAAAGCAAACAGCGTGGGAGATTCTATGCTTCCGTGGTCATAGGCTCCTACGCTCGAAGACGGCTGCCAAATGGAACCATACGGAGATCTCCAAAATCTCACAAAGTCTCGCGTGGCGTACATTCCAGGTCTCCAGGTCACACCATCGTATCCTTGGTACGTGCCCACGAACACGTCACCGAATTTGTAGATCTTCCCGAGTGGATGCACACCAAGCCGATCGAAGTCTCCCGACGCTCCGGTGGGCGACATGACGATCCCATGCCTTGTCCAGGTATATCCGTCTGGTGATGTCGCGCGCCTAGCCACCCATGGACCCCCGGCGTCGGGGCAGGTAGCGTACACGCATTCCCACAGGCCGGACGGGGATTCCCATGGAGGGACAAATGACTGATTGTGAATCCACGACTCTTCCCCCTGCGAGTCCAGGACGATTCCGTATTTGTGCCACGTGTTCGGGAATTCGCTCTCACTGCAATAGTCCAAAAATCCGCGATCTCGACCGTCCTTGTACACGTGCGCAAACATGAACCATCCACCGCCTGGGAGATGAAACAAGCAGGGGGCGGTGTGAAATACATCTCCAAGCCCGCCTGGGTCTGGAGCAACTACCCATGACCCGTGGCGGACCAGATTGGTCGGAGCCGATATGTAGTCGGCGAGAGAGCAGCTTGCATAGCTAATGCCTATGCCTATTCCATCGTAGTACGCATAGAACATGTACAACGCGTCGCCGACGATCTCGGGCCACGGATCGTGCTGCTGAAGCTCAGTCTCCCGAGCTTCAAACAGCAGACCCTGCCTAGCAAACGGGAAAAGTCTCGGTGTTGTCGGAAACGCGGAACGGCAACCTATTGAGTACGTGTTGCTCATCTACCAAGCCTGACCAGCGTCTATCAGGTACTTCGACACACCGGAGCAGTAGATTAGCGAGTTGTCCGTGATCATATGTGTGAGATTTGCCGTCGATGCTGCCAGCGTACACACCATCGAGTCCGCAGGATCGTCAGGCAGCGCTCCAATCCATAGCCTGATTGTCGTGAGGTCGAAACTGAGAATAAACACTCGGTACGCATCTACCCAAGGAACCACCGTGTCGAATGTGTACCCCGCGCCATCATCGAGCATGAACGCGAAGTTTGTACGATTCGCAACGCTTCCATCGTAGTAGGTCCCAAACCGAATTCCCCCAGCCGCTCCAGCCAAGCTGATGAAAGCATACTGTCCGGTAGTCGGGACCGGAAATTTCGCCTGGCACGCAATCGCCCACGTGGTCGTATGTGGATTCGTGACGATGTACCCACTGATCCCGCAAGCACCAACAGCTCTGCCGCCGCCCCGTATAACCGGCGCAGTCATCCCACCGGGCAACGACGGTGTTCCGCCGCCTGGATTGAGCCCGTAGTGCTCGGCCTCGAAGTACTTGAGAAGCGGAAGTCCGTTTCCGTCGACCATGTTGGCGTGAAGGAAGCGCGACACCTGTGGCCCGAATCCACCTGGAGCGGTCGTCGCCGCCAGCGACACGAGCGCCGCCCGCTCGGTCGGGCTAAATTCTCCCGAGCCTGTCTTTCCGGGATGATCGGACATGGCTCAACCTCCCTGCTTGGCGTACTTGGCAGCGATCGTCAGCTTCCACTCGCTGAGATTCGACGTCCCGGCCGTGTAGGTGAGAGCAAATCCGCGATATCGTCCTACGTCGAAGTTCTCGGACCACTCCTGTCCGGTCGTAAGAGCAGGTACCTGGATTGCAGCGGCAGATCCGATCGTTGGCTGGTTGGCCACGCCTCCAACGTAGCCCTTCATGTCCGTCTCTGCCCAGGTTCCATCGTCGAGCAACTGATATGCTCGCAGGCCATTGGCCGCGCTAGCGACATCGTGCTTCGCGAATGTTGCTTCGATCTCCTCGAGCGCGTCCGGGTCCACTATGACCGTTGTCGTCCCGCTCGGGTCCGGGGAACCACCCCCGCGCTCGAATGTCGAGGTGACGGAGGCGCCACCCGTCCCAAGCGTGCACGGATGGGTGGCAAACAGGACCACCGTTTGCCCGGAGCTCGGGGCAACTGGCAGATTGCTGACGAATGCGCGCTCGACTTGAACGACTACGTTTGGTGTTCCCATGGTGATCTCCTTGACTTCTCACATTGTACCGCCCAACCTTGGCGTTCCTTTGCTCGTCATCGGTACATAACGAGCAGCCCTGTCACGAGAATGTCAGCGTTCCCGTCGGTATTCTGCGATGAAGCTCCGGCGAAGATCGACGGGTATTCGACGGTTTGCACGCCTCCAGAGATCGTCACGGCTCCAATCTCGACGGTGTAGAGATAGGTCAACGCGGTGATGGCCGGGAATGCTCCGCCGACCGACTGGCCGGCGAACGCCACGACCTCGTGGTTTCCCTTGACGTGGAATGCTGCGATATCCCAGGTGGCCGCCACGGAGCCGCACGCCGCCGAACCGCGGTACACGTCCGATCCAGCTGGTGCCGTGACGTCACCGACATTCTGACAGTAGTTCCCAGAGTAGCCGGTATTGTATATGTCCGCCTGGCGTATACGCCAGCTTGCTCCAACGACAGAGCCGGCAGCCGAGGCGTTGTAGGCGACCCCTACCTTCGCGGTTTCATAGTTCGCTGCTGGAGTCCTGGAGTAGGTGGCCTTGACCAATACCCAGACGTCGTCCGACCACCACGGCAGCATAGAGCTGAAGGAGGATAGTGGCCAGGAGACGGATGGCGATGTGTACGTGGACCCCGTGTCACTACTCGAGGTCGCGCTACAGCGAATGTACAGGCCGCTCCCGTTGATGACCTGAAAAGTCTGCGAGTAGGTAGCGACGTTGTTCGCGTAGGCGGCAACCCCTCCGATGGTAGCGGTCCCACTCGCGGTGATGGTTTGGTTTGCGTCCGTGGTGAGATCGATCTGGGTGGCCGTCGTGTAGGCCATGGTCGCGTAGCCGGTCAGGACCGACGTCACCCACGCGGTCGATGCGGCGCCTCCGACGTCGGTCACGGTATGGGTATGCGTGGTGGGAACGCGCGCATCGCTCAGACGCGGGTCAGCGGCGTGCACGAGCGTGCCCGACGATGTGCTGGTGGCGGTGCCAGTCCCCTCGACAGCCGACCACGGCACGTAGGCCGTCGATGTCTCCGTTGTGGTAGGGATGAGAGCTGGAGAGATCTTGCCAGTTGGGCACGAGACACGCACCAGCTGCTCGTAGCAGGCCGCCATGGCCATGGTTGCTCCGAACGTGCACATAGCGATGGACGCGACCATGACTGCGAGCTTGAGCGTTTTCATACTGTTGAACCTCCTCGGTACTTGAAGAATGGGACGCCGCCACCGGCGTAGAAGCGCAATGTGATTTCCTCCCCGGCAGGGACGGTGAACGAACTCAGGTAGGTTTCCTGGTCGAATGGACCTTTGATTGGTACGAGGCTGGTGGCTCCCATCCCGGTGATCGTCGTGTCGGCTACGAAGGCGATGGTGATGGACTCTCCGTCAGCAAATCCCGTGTCCTGAATTCCGACGAGTGGACCGGTGCCGGAGACCCGCAGTGTGCGGTGGCTCGTGAACCCGGAGATGCCGCCTCCGCTGATGGTGACGTCGGTGAACCCCTCGTGGTCTCCACCTCCGCCAGAGCTGATTGCGAGCGATAGGTATTCGACCTTGAGCCGTTTGACCAAGATCTCCGCTCCGCTGGCAGAAAAGTAGAGGTGGGGGTAGAAGGCGGTGCTGATGATCCCTCCCTGCAGGATGGCTCCGCACGTAGCAAGTACGCTCGATCCACAGAACGTCAGGTCCTTGCGTAGCGGGAACAGTCCGGCCGCGCTCTGTCCGTAGTAGTTGTCGACCTGGTACCCTGGGCGGACATGGAAAACGAACACGTCGAGATCTGGGCTGTCGTAGTTGTACCAGTCGTGGTAGCCCTCGCTGGTGATCGTGTTGGGAGGGGTGTTGTGCTGCTGGTGTTGGTGAAATGTCGCGCTGTTGTGGTATCCCGAGAACTGGCGGACCCGGTACGACAGCCCGTAATTGATTGTTCCGACCTTCGTGTAGGCGTAGCAAAAGCCGACAATGATCCTGTCGTAGGTCTCCGGTGTGATGGTCCCGACCCAGGATGCGCGCACCCAAATCCACAGATCGAGTTGGCTGTAGACGTCCGGTGCCATCGTGTTGGTGTCGGTCAGGTTGCCGATGTACGTTCCGAGCCGAGGAGACGTATTGGTGTTGCCTATGTCCTCGCCACTGCCAGAGATGTGA